TCAGACGGGCGGCAGGTCTTCGAGCGATTTCTCGATCTGCCCGTCCTGCACGCGCGCCTCAATGCCGATGTGCCCGTTCGTATACGGCAGGGCGCTGACTTTCGGACCGAGGAAGGCACGCCCGCCGAGCGTGAAGAGCGTGCGGACTTCCTTGCCGCTTTTGAGGGCGTCCACGACTTGCTGAACGTCCACGATGCTGGTGGGCGCGGCCCAGTCGTTCGTGGCTGGATCGAAACTGCCCCAGCGCACGCTGGTCACGCGGTCGTTGACCCAGCGCACACCGTCGATCGCCAAAGTAGTCATGTCTGCCTCCAATGTCGTCGTTGGGGGTGGTTTGGAAATCCTAGCATGGTGGAGCGACGCGGGTGAACGTTTGCGTCACAGACGCCGGAAAAGCAAAAAGCCCAGTCGAATGACTGGGCTTCTCGCATGAATTCTCGGTGGGGTGGCTGATGGGACTCGAACCCACGACGACAGGAATCACAATCCTATTCATCTAGCCTTACTGGATAAGCAGACTCGCCGTTGCAATGGGAACGCAACTGAAATTCGGATCATTGATTCTATTGGCTTTTCCAGACTTCGTTCCCAGAAAAGTGGAGGCGAAAAGCTCCGGCGCTATACTGTATATCCATACAGCATTTATCGGGCGCGGGATGATCGGGGCTTACTGCGAATATCGAGGGTGGTCGATTTCGACGACCGTGGGCGAGGGCTCGACTTGCGCCTCTGCGGTGCTCTTTCGAAACGCGGTTACGTTCGATGACGCGCAGAGGGAGGAGCGTTTCGTGTTCAGCGACTTAGGCACGTGTGGAACGCGCGCGATCGCCGAAAAAGTGGCGATCGCGTGGGTGAAGCGCTGGATTGATGAGAACGAAGCGGCACTGCGCTGAGTTCGCTGGCGATGTCGGCGAATGGATGTGCGTTCTGAACGCGGGCAATAGGAACTGGCGACGAAGCATCACTAACGCGAAATACAGCGCTTCATAAACGGGCTTGAACCAAGACCGACATCGCCGATACTCATGATGGGCGCTTTGCATGGCGCTCGTTCATCGGAGTCCTTGCCCGGCCAAGCGCCGGGCTTTTTTCGTTCACAAGCTGGCCGGTTACCAAGCGCTTCGGTTACAAGCAAACGTTTCGTCGTAACAAAATACACAAGTTGTTGCGCTTGAGCTTCCTTCAACCACAATATGTTGTGGAAATTTTTCGCGGACTGAAGTAACGTTTACCGACTCGCGAAGCTTCGCAAGGTGGATTCGAAGAGCTTTTACACCGAGGGGTAAAAAAATTCTTGCACTACCTTCGGGTGTATCGTATGATCGTGGTAGGTCGTCAGAGAACGACTCACCGATAGGACCCTCACCTGGAGCCGCCATGTCAACACTCACTCAATTCGGGAAGGAGATTCGGAAGTTACGTATCGAACGCGGGGAAACGATGCTGGACATGAGCCAGAAGATCGGCAAGTCGCCGTCATTCCTCTCGGCAGTTGAAACGGGAAGGAAGCCCGTACCTGCACAGCTTGTCGCAGATATTGCAGCCGCTTATCAACTGTCGAGCGACAGTAAACAGTCGTTGCAAGTTCTCGCTGAGCGCAGTATGACAACCTTCAAGATCGAGCCTAAGGATGAGTCGGAGCACGCTTTGGTTGCCGCGTTTGCCAGAAAGCTTGATTCACTCGATGATGAACAAAGGCAAAAAATCCTCAGAATACTGAAGGCTTAGGAGAACGAAACATGGAGCGGGGATTTTTGGTCCAGGCACGCAGCACAGAGGTGATCAGGTCGATCGCACACAATGCGCTCGATTCTCTCAATCTGAAAGGTCGCTCGGTTCCGATCTTGAACATCTTAGAGAACGTCCTGCCGCTAATGGACGACGAGTTCTCGCTTCTGGTACTTGAGCCTGCGGAAATGTTTCAAAGGTTCAAGGTTTACGCGGAGGGAATGACGGTTCATCGCGAGAACTGCATTTACCTTCGCGCGGATGTCTATGCTGGTGCGTGCTCAGGCAATGGCAGAGATCGTTTCACCGCAGCGCACGAGCTTGGACATTACCTCTTGCACAAGAACGAAGGGATGAGCTTCCCGCGGCGGAGTGATGCGTCAACAAAGGTCTATTGTGATAGCGAATGGCAAGCAAATACGTTTGCGCGCGAATTTCTTGCCGACTTGAGGTACTTCCACAGTTTTGATGGACCGTACAGCGCGTCGCAGCACTACGGCGTATCGACAAAAGTCGCTGAAATTCAGTGGAATAGCAAGAAAAAAATGGCCCCTTAAAGGGACCACGAATAGTAAAAGTTCATCGAAACCGCTGGTCGAAGAACTCTTGCGCTGCAATGGACATTGCGAGCCGAAGTGTAGATTAAAAGCACACGGCTTGCAAGCGCAAGTTTGTGATTCCGGCGTACCTTAAAGGTGCGAAATGACGAAGACTGACGACGACTATGTCGTTATCTTCCGCCGATTCCGCAGGACCAAGTCGGGTGCTTTGTTGGATGCTAGGAAGTTCGGCATCTCTGCATGGCCCATCAAGGTTCTGCGTTCGGAAGTGGAACGGTAACAAGCTGTTTAGAGCGCCGAAGCGGCGCTCTAAACCCTATCCATAAACAAACTTGCAAATATATGAAAAAGCAAATTTTTGTCGAACGTCGCCCGGAAGGCGACTATGCTGTTCGTCGCCCCAATTCGCAACGGGCTAGCGACGTTTTGCCCACGCAACGCGAAGCGATTGAAAGGGCGAGAGAGCTCAACAACGGGAACGACCCGTTGGTTGAGCGTGTCCGTAACACGGACAAAGGCAGCCGCGACAAGTGGCGCAAGCCTTGAACTGGACGCGCGCAAGCTGACAGCAAAGCTTGAGCAACGCGCGTTTGTCTGTTGCTACATGCCCGGCCTCGCGCCGGGCTTTTGCATCTGGGGCCAAACTTCCCAGCGGCCACGAACGCTGAGATGCACTGAAGCGTCGCGAGCAACTTCTGCGTCGTGACAGCCGTGTCCGGCGACGCGGGCTACGCGTCGTCGTAAATATCGATCGCGGCGCTCGCGCCAAGCTACGTCGTGATCGCGTTTTGTTGCGCATTCTTCAGCGCGGCGCTGTACTTCAAGTTCGATGCCATGTAGTCATTCCTTCGCGGTGGTCGTGAGCGTGCATGCGCCCGCGATCACTCCTTGCTGCTGGAGGATGCAGACGTAGTGCTGGAGGTATTCGGCTTTTGCGCGGGCGTCGCCGTCGGCGTCGTCGACGATCCCGAAAAGAGCCGATCCAAACGCAGGTGATAGCTCGGCTGTGCCACCGGCACCATCGCCCACGCCGCCGGCGCTTGTGCCTGGATCTGCGGCGTTGCCACCGCCTGCGGGGGTGTAGGCGGTGACTGCGACGCGCAACCGCCGAGCACCGTCAGCGATAGCAGCGCGATTCTTCGCATTGTCGGCATCATGGGAGGCCTTCTCCTGATTGAGTTGCGTGTCGAGCGCCGCGATCTGCGTCGCCGCGTCGTTCTGTTTTGCGATCGCCGCGCGCGCCGCGCTCGCTGCAGCGTCGGACACGGCCTGAAGCTTCTGCGCGTTGATCTCGTTGTCACGTGCGCGCCCGGTCTGTTCGCTCGCGAGCTTCGTGGCATCGACCGTGTGCACGGCGGCGCCGCCGATCGCGATGCCTATCGCGCCAGCGATGATTCCTGTGATGAGGTATGGAGACATGTCAGTTTCCTTGGCAGGCTTGCGCCTCGAGCTGGCGACGCGTCGCGATTCCGCCGCAGCGGTTCGCCGCTATCGCGCAGTCCTTTCCGGCCACGAAGCGCCACTTGATGAACTCGCTGCACGCGCCGGGGAAGTCGCGCGCGATGTAGCGCTTGCGCAGCGTCGATGCCTTGTAATTCGGCACGCCGATGTTGTAGGCGAGATCCACGACCGCGACTTTCTGCCCGACTGTCAGCGTGTCGAAGCCGGGCGTGATGGCGCGCACGGCCTCCGCGTAGCCCGCGAGGCTGTCGCCAAGCATCGACTTGCACTCCGGCAGCGAATAGGCGCGCATCTCGACGTTCGTCTCGCCAAAGCAGACGGTCTGGATGTTGTTCGCGAGACGATCGTTATAGGGTTTCAGCGAAACGCCCTCTTGCGAAGCAGTCAGCGCGACGAGCGAAGCTGCGGCGGCAGCGCCGAGCGTCGCGGCGAGTGTCTTCTTGCCGGGCCGCTTACTCGGCTGCTGCGCTCGCGTCGCCATCAGCAACCTCGGTCGTGGTCGTTTTCGGAGCCGTCGTCGTGTAGCGCGCGGCGATGATCGCGAGACAGCCGACCGTGATCGCGATCGCGAGCCGCCAACTGTCAGGCAGGAGCGACTTCACTTCGTCGGGCATGCCAGTCCATGCCGCTTCGATGAAAGGCGACGCGGCCGAGACAGCGCCGAGCGCCGCCGCAATGATCGTCGACGAATACGTGTGCACCTTGGCCGCGTCATCGACCAGGCGAAGCTTGAGGTTCATAGGGACTCTGCAAAGAAAAACCCGGCGCGCGGCCGGGTCGTGTCAAGTAACTGTTGGCGTTACCGATTTGTCGATAACGAGCGGGTCATCGCCTGCTGCCGGCCCATGGGGTCGAAGGCACGACCGCCGTCGGGTGCGTCGCGGTGTCGAGCTTCTTCTCGGTTGCTTTCGCCGTGCTCGCTGCTTCTGCCGCGCTCGCAGTTGCAACGGAAACCTTCTGTTCGACAACCTCGGTTTTCTTCGCGGCCGCCACAGCGGCGACGGCAGCCGCACGCGTCTGCCTGAGCATCGCCGCCTGCCGCGCATCGGTCAGCTTCGCGCGATCGCCGAGAAAGCGCAGCGTGTACGCCGCGAGCTCGTGTGTATCGGTCATCTGCGCCTTCAGATCCACAAGCGCCTGCTCGCTGCGCTCGTTGAGCTTCTGCAGCCCCTCGATTCGTCCAGCGAACTCGCGCGTGCAGGCTTCGCGCGTCTCCTGCCGCACCTTCGGAAACCGTGCGAGATACGCGGCGCGCTCAGCCTGCCAGCTCGCGCGTTCAACCGACATCCCCCACTGCCCGATGAAGAAACCGACCGCGGCCACACCGATCAAGCCCCCTATGAGACACGCGCCCACAACCCACCATCGCCAGTCACGAACGCGAGACATCTGGTTCCCTCCGGTTATCGATCGCCCTTTCAAGGCGTTCGATTCTGGTTTTCAGTTCGAGCACTTCGGCCTCCGCGCGCTGCGCGCGCCGGTCGGCGGCATCGGCTCGCTGCTCCGCGGATCGCATCAGTTCTTCGGCACGGTCCGCGCGTTGCACAGCGAGCAGCTCCCGAGCCTCGGCACGTCCTGCCCGTTCTTCAGCCAGCGTCGCTAGACGCTCAAACCGTGCGATCGCCTCGACCTGCGCGGCTGAGTCCGCCTTGACGATGTTGGCCTCGCCTTCGCTTTCGGCTTGTCGTCTGCGGTCGATCTGCCGCCACATGCGACCGCCGACCCAGAACGTGCCGACGCTGCCGAGAGCCGTCACGATTGACTTGACGCCCTCGTTCCAGAATTCCGACATCTGGGCTTCCTCTATTGAGCCGCGAGGGCAATTAAAAAGCCGCCCGTAGGCGGCTATATAGGGAACTTGCTTCGTGCTTCTGCCGGTCATCCGGGCATAAAAAAGCCGCCCGAAGGCGGCTCACACTGCACTTCTACTGGTCTCAGTCAATCGCAAGTTTCGTTACGGCAGTGCCCGGTAGTAACCTGAAAAGAAGAATACGAGCCCACCGGCCATCGAAGCGATCGTTCCTGACCATGCGAACATGCCGAGCCATTTCTGTGCGTCTTCGGTCACCAACTGTCTCGCGCGTAAAGCAGGCATTTCAATAGCGACTCTTGTAATGTAGGCCATAGCAATCGACACAGGAATGCCGATGACGCATCTGATAAAGCCGCTTTGATAGGTCTTCGAAAGAAGCACGAGGATTGGAAAGTGCCACAGGTACAAACTATATGAGACAACGCCAACAGAAACCATGGGGTGCCATTCGAGCACGCGCCGAACGACGCCACGCTCGGCGTTCGATACAACGTGCGCGATAATTATCGCCGTGCAAAGCCACGTCACTATCATCGACCACCAGCGCCAGCCGTAAAAGGCGCAAATTAAGAATATGGCGGCTGCCGCAGCCGCATGCCGACTGGTGACCTTGCATGGACTCAACATCGCGAGGCTCGCGCCAATCAGCAATCCTGGAAGTCTCATATACAGCGCGTTATACAAGTGGACGTGACTGGCGCCCATCTGCGCCACCGTGATCGTGGCGACCCATGATGCGGCGGCCAGAGCAATCGCCAAGATGCGCCCCTTATCGATTCCGATCCTCCACAGCACGAGCAATACGGCCGGCCACAGCAGGTAGAACTGCTCTTCGATAGCGAGCGACCAAGTATGGGCCATGATCCCGGGCGAGAAGGAGAGCGGGAACGCGCGTAGCCAGTCTGCAATATAAGCCAGTGCCGCGATTGCATTAAGTGCAACATCCTGCATATCTAGACCTGACCCAACAAACATGAACAACGAGACGTTCACGACCAGCAATGCCGGCAAGAGCCGCATTAATCGGCTCCAGTAGAAGCTCATGAACGAACGCCCGCTTTCGAACTGGCGCAGCAGCACACGCGTGATTAAATAACCGCTCAGCGTGAAGAAGATGTCGACGCCAGTGCCCCCAGGGCGCCCGACAACAGGTATGTCGAAGTGACCGAACATCACCAACAAGACCGCGACTGCCCGCATGCCGTCTAGCGCCGGAGCGTAGTCAATCCCGGTTGTCTCTCGCTTTGACTCAATGATGCCCGCGTGCGATGTCCGCTGACAATGTTGCACTTGTGTACCGTCGTCCGATCCGATTCCCATGTTCAAGCGGCATTGCCGCCGTTAGTCCGCGATCGCGTGATGGTACACCAGTGTCCAACGCGGAATCCCTTTCGCATCTCTCGAGTCATTCACATCTACGCATCGCAAGGTACGAATTCTGATAAACTGCGCGCCGGCGCCTTGTGGCTGGTCCATTCAGCTGCCGGACACCAAAGCCCCATGCTCCCCGGGGAGATGGGGCTTACTTCCAAAATGATCCGACGATGTTAGCGTTCGAAAATTCGACGCGGACAGAATCCGATCAAGATGCAGATGGAGCACTCGTCCAGATAGGCAGCGTCTGCGCTAAATCAACGCGATTGACCGCGACGCGGTACTGCTTCCACCGTGTAAGCATCTCCTTTTCTGCGTCTGTTGCCATGTCAAGGTCAACAGCGTCTTGCAGCGGGGCAATCGCGAGCGCAGCGCTGGCTAGCAACGCGTCGCGTGTCGATGTATTCGCTGCAAGAATCTCTACAGGCGTAGGCTGATACGGAACAGGGGCGGCGAACGTTGCGCCGTCGTATGTCCAGCGCTGCTCAGGCATCGGAGTAGCGTCGGTCACATCAACGAGAGTTGCAACGAATTCCGGCGTGAACCTTTCTTCGATCGGAATATCATGTCCCTCGTCATCCGCCATCGGCGCAATGATCTCCATGACTACGCCGGCTTCAATACGCGCGTAAGTTTTCATTAAGCATACTCGTAGATAACAATACAGCCAATTGAACCGGAACCGCCCGTCAATGCGCCCGACGAGATAGCGTTTGCCGTTCCGCCGCCGCCTGCGCCCGGACCGATAGCATTTGCTCCACCAACGTTCCCGCCGACGTTCCCGCCGCCCACTCCGAACGGACCGTCGCCGCCTTTGCCACCAGTGCACAAGTTTGCTGACAGCCCAAGCGCTAGGGAGACGCTGCCAGCTGCGCCGCCCCTGTTAAGTTGCCCACCGGTGCCAGCAGGCGTTGCAGAGTTCCCCGCAAATCCAGTAGGACCGGCCCCCGCTGCATTGACACCCCCGGCCAATCCGCCGGTGCAGGTGAGCAACGCCCCGAATGAAGTGGTACCTCCCGCCGTGCCAGCAGCTCCGACGCCGCCTGCGCCGGCAGCGCCGATCGTCATTGTGACGCCAGAAAATCCCGACGTGAACCTTGCTATACCGTATGACCCTGCCGAACCTGGCGATCCTGTTGAAATCTGCGACGCCCCCACTGCGGGCGCACCGCCACCGCCGCCACCGCCGCCGACGGCCTCAACGACGATCGAATTAGTGCCGGCTGTTGGCGTATATGTGCCGGAGCTGACGATCACACGGACGTTCAGCAGGCGCCCGGAACCATAAAGCGTGTTCAGCGCGGACAACACCTGGTTGTACGTCGTCTTGCTAGGTGTGAGACCTCCGGCCACCACGACCGCACGCAGCTCTTCCTGGATCATGTTCAGCCACGATCCGCGGACGTTCGTCGCGGGCGTGCCGGCAGTGGGATTGCCTTCGGTGAAGAACCCTTCCGTCCCGGCAGCTTCCGGTGTCGGGATCGAGGTTGCAGCCGTCGGGTCGTCGATTCGAAACATGTGGTTTGCCTCTTAGGCGTACGCGAAAATTGGAATGGTGTGTGCCGGCATAACCGCCCGGAACTCGCACTCGAGAACGTTATTGCCCCAGGACGCCAGCGGGTCGCCCGCTGCCATCGCGCCCGCCACCGCGCGCACGACGGTGGTCAGCGGTGCCGTGATCTTCCAGGTGAAGTTCCAGTCGTATCCGTTGGCCGGCTGACCCGCGCGCAACATGCCGGCGCGCGCTTGCGTGTATTGCGTGACGGTCACCGTGTAGCCAAGCGATGCCGCAAATGCCACGAGCTGCGGAATCGATGCGCCTCCCATCGAAGTAAGGCGAGCGATAACTTGCGCACGCCGGGCCGGAACAGTCGGCGCTTCGCCAGCGCAAGGATCGGGCAGCCCGAGCGTCGATTCCCACTCCGGCAAGAGCTCGTACGTCGTCGAAGGAAACGCGTCGACCAAAAGGTAATTGGCGCGCGCAGTCTGCCGCTCGTATGCAGGCGCTAGCCCGGAAAGAACCTTCGTCTGGACGGCATCTGGGTCGCGCGGCCAGACTCGCCCACGCGGCAGAAGTGCCTGCATTGCGGGCAGAAAGTCAGCGGCCTTGAAGTTCGGTGCAAGCATGACGGCCTCAAACGTAGTTCACGCCAGCGAGCACCGGGATCTGGCCGAAGCCGCTCTTGATGTTTCCTGGGTAAGTCGTCGTGGTTGCTCCGACCACGCCTTGAACAAGCGTGATAACAAAGCCGCTCGTGCCAGAGACCGACGCAATCGCCGACTCGATGTCGGATCGATTGATCGTCCCCGCGCGTGGGTCGCCGTTCCGAAATAGGACATCGGAGATCGCCGCAGAGATCGCCGCGCGAGTCGCGGTTGACGTGCTCGTAAGTCCGGAAAGGGTGAACGTCAGATTGTTCCCGACGGGCGCGCAAGAATACACAAGCGCGGTCACCGGCTGCTCGCTCACGAGCGTGTCGGCGACAACGAGCTGATCACCAGTTGCGACGGTTCCGCGCGGCGTACCCCCTGGGCCCTTGTCGTACTGCGAGCAGCCATTAGTGCCTTGAGGGAATCCGTTGTGGATAGCCTCCGCAGAGTCCCACATCGTGTAGATCACAACAGTGCCGGCGCCGAAACCGTTCGGCGCGCACCATGCACGCGAGACGCCGGGCACGGCGAGCGCCCATCCGACATAGTCGTTGAGGTCGCCGCCTTGCGGTGTGTTCTGGTACGCGGCGAGCATTCGCGTGCGCAGATCGTCGTTGTCTTCGATGTCTGAGCCAGAGGCAACCGTGCCCGTGATCGTTCCCGACGACTGCAATCCCGACACCGCAACGCCGAGAGCGACGGCCGTGCCCGGGTCGGCGTTGCCTGCTGAGCCTGCCGAGGTTGCGACGATCGTCACGGCCAGAGAACCAGTCCCGTCGACCGTCGCGGTTGCGCCCGTCGTGTATGTCGCGCCATCACTGCGCACGACCTGCGTTCCGGCATTCAGAACGGTTCCCGTCACGCCAGCGAACGAAGCCGTCAACTGCGCTGGCGTCGCGGCCTTGCGATAGACCTTTTTGAGCGCCGCCCAACCTTCCAGATATTCGTCTTCCGCGGTGAACGGAACCGCCTGCTTGGCAATCCAGTCGAGATACCCCATCTGCAGGTTAGACATTCCCGCCTGCACCTTTCCGACCACCTTCAAGACGGTACGGCGCAGCGTTGCATCAGCACCCTGCAAGGCCGAGTTAATGTCAGCCGCCACCTCGCTGATCAAGGTGGAGAGCGTTTTACGTTGGAATGGCATATCAGGTGAGCTGTTGCCATGCCCATGCGTACGTCAGAGAGACGCTGGGCCCGGCCGGTTGATAGAGCGTTATCTGCGCGCCGAGAAGCGTGTCGCGCGTCCATTCCGTCTGAACATCCATGCTCGCAACGACGCCGTCATCGACGAGCCATTGCAGCGCCTCGACGATGTAGTCGCGCGCGTTGTTGAGCACCTCTTGAGTCTGCTTCGACCTATCCAGCAGCCAGAGCCGCGAGCCGATTGGGCTGTCCTCGTCGAGGTCGCCCCACCAGCCGCGGGCATCATCGGTGCCATCAGGAATGACGTCATCGGCGTTCGCCGCGCGGTCGGTGAAGAGGCTCAGCAGCACTGCAGTTTGCAGATCGTTCCCGGTCAGCAGATCGGGACCGAGCTGCTGCCAATCGCCGCGGCTGTTCGCGGCATCCCAGACGATGCTGATGTCGGACATGTGTTACTCCGGCTGTGTCGGCGGTTGCGTGTTGATCGTGCTGCCGCCGGCCTGCACGTTTACGATCGGATGCGTGTGCAAATTGGCGACCGTGCGCATCCCGGCCACTGTCCGCGTGTTCGTCTCGTAGTTGTCGAGGATGTCGCCCCTGCACTTGAGCAACGGAGTGTCCGCATCAATCTCGGGTGTGTTCGTAATCGTGACCGGCTTTCCGCCGCCATCGAGCACCATGCCAGCCTGCGAGAGATAGACTTTTTGGCCCGTGTTGTCGTGCACCACAACCTCGCCGCTCGCCAGCGCGGTGACGCGATACTTGGCGTTCGAGGTGGCGATGACGATGCCGTTCGTGCGTTCTCCATTGCCGAAAACAATCAGAGCCTCAGAGCCGAGCGGCGGATTCGATGACAGCCCGTACTCGACGTAGCGCGGAATGTCACCGACCGTCTCAAGCGCGTTGATCCTCGCCTGCAGGTACTGGACCGTTCGCGTGTCGTCGACGAACGAGATCACCGCGCGGCTCACGAACAGACGAATCCGCCGCGCCAGCGAGTTCAGTGCGTCATGCATCGAAATCCCTATTCCGGAGCGATGTCCGGATCAATGCGCTGCAGTACGAGCGGCTCGGGTAGAAATGCCTGCCGCGGAGCGAGCAACAACTCGGTATGTGTTCCGTGCTCGTCAAGAATGAACGTCGTCTCAGTTATAAGCAGCAGAGTCTTCTCTGGAATCTTCAGCAGCGGCATCGTCACCGGCACCTGGTAATTCAAGTACCACGGTGATCCGCTTGCATCGAGCCAACTGTCGACCAGCACTCGAACCTGACGGGACATACCGTAAGCGCGTGCGACTTGCCAATCCACACGACGCTGAAGATATGTTCGGTCTGACGCGGGCTGCTCTGACACGATGTACTTCGTGCGCCACCGCTTCACGCCGCGATCGAACGCTGTGTATTCCGGCAACAGATTCACGCCGATGTCCGTCGCGTTGTTGTAGTTGGTCAAGACGCCGGAGACGCTTGAAAATCTGCCGAGCGAACTCTTCACAGACACAGCAGATTCGACGTTTTTGCCGAGCTCAAGTCCCGTCGAGCCTAAGTCATCGCCTGCCATCGCAAGGCACAGCGATCCGTCTTCAAGCTCGAACGCGAGAACGCCGCTATACCGGCAGCATCGTTCGATCACTTCCCACGGCGTCTCTGTGATGGATATAAGCTGAAATGGAATCGTCGGCAGGTCGTCGATCACCGCCTGGAGACTCGCCGTGACCACGACCTCAAGCTCAAATTTCTTGACAAGGTCGCGACAGACGGCATCAATACGGCTGTTCGCCAAAATGCTGTAGACCGGCGCACTGCAGTCGATCAAATCCTGACACCGTCCACGCCCCGTCGCGCGAACCATATGCTCGTGCGGCGTGATGATGTATTCGACTGTATCGACATACCCCGTCAGCAACAGATTGTCAGCATCGATAGCAATCTGAATCGGCGCACCACCGATCAGCGATGTTTCGTCGACCTCAGAAGGAAACCGCTCCGTCATTTCCAGCACGAATGATCCCGTGCAACTTTCAATCGAGCGCGTCACGCGCGCCGCCGTCCATCCGGTGATCGAGATTTTCGACTCTGGCAGCGTCACAACGAGTGAATTCATCAGTACGTCGCCCCGAGTGCGAATTGACTAGTTGAGCCGGTCGAGCCGCGCTCCACCGTCGATTTCACGTTCGGCGTGCCCGAGACTTCAGCGCGAGAGCCCTTCGGCAGGTTGCCAAGTTCCACCTTCACGCGAAGCTCGCCGTCCGAACGCGCCGGCGCCGCGTCTTGCTGCGCCGCATCCGTCCCTTGTTCCCCGGAATAGAGCCCAGCGATACGATTCGCGGTCGCAGCGCGTGCCGCAGCTTCCGCTGCTGCGGCCGCGGGCCGCTCGTACAGCCGCGAAACAACATCGGCAGCTTGGCCTGGCGTACGAGCCATTTCTAACTCGGCACCAGCGCGCTGCTCACCGCCCTGCCGTAGCTCGTAATCGACGAATCCGAGCTGCTGCTCGAGCGTCGAATTGCCGATCCAGTTCCCCGCCCACTGCTGAAACGCGGCTTGGCGGTCGGGATGCCACTGCGCGATGCCGTACGCCTTGCCGTTATCGCCGCTTGCCGCCGGATCGATGCCGCTCTCGTGCTGCAGGTTCGATACGATCCCGATTGCCTGCGCACGCGTCCAACCGCGCGACTCGAAGAACGAGACGGCGGCCGGAACGTTGGCATTCGGCTCGGCGCCAACCTGGGCGTTCGTGCGCGCGCCGTTCCCTCGCAAGAAGTTGCCGAACTTCTCAAGCCCATCGATTGCGCGGTCGCCGAGGTTCGCTGCGGGCGGGGCATCCGGCGACGAAGCGGGAACATAGCTGCTGCCGTTCCAGCGCGTCGGCACATAGTCCTGTCCGTTCACGCGCGCGATGACGCGCTCGACGCCTTCCAGAAAGGTCGTCAGCGCCGGAGCGAGGCCGCCGAGTATCGTCTGCTTCGTCTTGTCGAACTGCGCGTCGAGTCTTGACATCGCCTCGGCGTAATCGTTCGCGTGACGAATATCGTCATCGCTCGGTGCGAGCGCAACGCCGCGCGCGTAGCGGTCACGCACACCGCCGGCGCCCTTGTTGAGCAGATCTTCCAAGCCACCAGCGTCGAGCGCTTCAAACAAGCGATGACGCGCGAGCGGACCGTTCCGGCTGTTCACGCTTTCGCCGGCCGCAGCGATCTGCTCGAGCAGACGCTCGGAACTGAACTGGCCGCGCTCGTCAAGCCCGTTGATGCCGTACGCCTGATAGATCATCCGCTTCTGCGGATCGCGACCTTGCGTCGACTCGTAGTACCCGCGCGTCACGCCCTCGACCGAAGACGTCGCCTGCTCGGCACTCAGGCCGACCGACTTTGCCGCATTCTGGATGCCGAACAGCTGCTTGGCATCGATACCGAGGGTCAGCGACTTGTTGCTGACGCTGCGCACGGTGTTTGCCCATGCCGATTCGATCGAAAGGATCTTCGACGTGACGAGCGCGGCTGCGCCTACAACGCCAGCGAGCAATGCGCCGCTGAGCGCGCTTGCGCGCGTCGCTCCGGTCACGAAGCTTTGCACTGCCGTCATGCGCTGCGAAGAGCGCGTCGTGCGCATCATCGCCTGATCGATGGCACGAAGGTTCCGGTTCGCCGAAGCGAAACCCGCCCCCGTCCTGTCGAGCGCGGAGATGACGATCGTCAGGTTGTTTGCCATGGATCAGGTAGCCAGTGCCTTGAAGCTCGTAGGAAAGAACGCGGGATGCACCGGATCTGCTTGCGCGACCAGATCATCCGCTCGCGACGCGTCGCGATAGATGCGATTCGCGAGCGTCAGAGACGGCAACGGCGTCGCGAACGCGAAGGTCCGCATCGCCGGCAGACTCGCGCCGCGCTGATTCAGATCAGACACAACAGCTTGGCGCAGGGAACGGAGAGCCTCATACGTCTCATCGTCGCCTTGGTCGCCCGATACAGTCATCTCAGCGTCGATTAGATCGAGCACTTGACTGCGCACGCGTGCCGCATCGTCACTCGACGTTGGCTCGTAATTCGATGCTGCCACTGCAATCGAAGCGATGGTCGAGCGCCGGAAGAGATCGGAGCACGCTGATTGCATCGTCGCCATTGCAGTGCCGATTGTCGATGCCGTTGTCGCGCCGCTCGGCTCGTAGCCCGCCAACGACGTGAGCAAGCGCATCGAATCAGCCGGATCCGGCGTCGCCGCCAGCATCGCACTCGTAACGCCCTGCACCGCAGCGGTGAAGTCGTCGATCGTCGACGCGTCCAGATTTCTCGCCGCCGAGTCGAGCGCCGCGGACGCTGTGTCGAGATTCGCGCGCGCAAGAGTTGCCGCTTGTGTGAGGCTTTCGACGGTCGCGCCACTCGTATCGACGGACGAGCTCGGAAACTTGCTGAACGTCGGCACCGTGGCGCTGCCGGCAAATCGGCCAAAGTCACCCGGCAGGTTTGTCAGAAGCCGGAACAGGTTCCGCGCGTCCCCAACGAAATTCTTCGCAGCCGTGTACCAGCCGACGGCCGTGCTCACCGCCGACCCAAGCACCGCCGCGCCGTACGCGATGGCGGTCAGCGCCGTCCGTGCGAAATTGAGAGCGGCCGCGACATTCAGGCCACTCGCCGCACTCTCGACAAGGCTGCCGCCAGCCACTGAGGTCGCTGGGAAGACACGAGGGCCGCCCTCGATAAATTCAAACTCGAACTCGAAATACCGGCCCTTCTCCCACCGCTCGATCCATCGGCTATCCATCAGGCTGACGTCCCGCCGACCATACGTCGGATGCACGAGCGAGCCTGCCCCTTCCTTCTCACAGGCTGCGATCAGCAGGTCGCGTTGCGCGATGACGTCGTCGCCAACGACGAAACCGAAGACCCGGAAGCGACGCGTGCCACGCCCAAGATCTTCGACCCACGGCGTGTCGCGCAGAGGGTATTCATGCAGTTCGTTCCGGCGACCGAAGCCCCCTTCACCGCCGAGCGATACGAACGGCACGCCGCGGAATGAGGCGGGCCGCAACTGGTCGAAGTACGAGCCCGCCGAGCCCCCAAGTCGCGCTGCCAGCGAACTCGCCAGATTGGAGATGCCCGAGGTGGTGCCGAGCACTGCGCCTGCGCCGCCTCCAATGTTCATGCCTTTGCTCCAATCTGTTGTTTCATTCGCTTAGCCTGGTCGAGCCAGCGCAAAGTCTCGGAAACCGTCATGCTTTCGACGTCCCTCGGCCCCCACCGCATGAAATGCGTCAATTCCGCGAGGACGTCATCCCAGCCTTCCGGCACAGCCGTCACGGCGGCAATCAGTCGTCCGAGTCCGCTGTCCGCCGAAGCTGAAAACCGTTGAAATATGAGCACGCGGCCATGAAGTCGCGCGCGGTCAGCGCGCGCACCGCGTTTTTCGGTACCTTCGACACGATGCTGATCAGCGCGATACTCGACGCAAACGTGCCGCCGGCTGCGGACGCCTTGCGCTTCTGCTGATTCGTCGGCTCGCACAACTCGAGCGAAGCGACATTTAGCGGGCTGTCGTCGGCCGTGAGCTTCACCGGCGATTGAAGAACGAGCTCGAATTCGTCGGCGCTCGCCTTCATGCCGCTGATCGCTTCCTTGCCGAAAGAACCGATGAAGTCGGCCGCCTCGTCGATCTGGCTCGTGTACATCTGGTCGATCACGTCGACCGGTACGCCGCTGAGCAGCGCGATCAAAGCGATCTGGAGCCCGTACACGCCGGCCGCGTTTTCCGCCTTCTCGTATTCGCCTGCGGTCGGCTCGCGCAGCGTGATCGAGTCGACTGTCTTGGCCTGATCGCCCTTGCCGTAGCTCAGCGCCTTGCGCAACTGGATGGTTTTTGTGTCGCTCATCGATTACTGCTCCGTGACCGAACCTTGCAGGCCTTCCCACTTGACCGTGAACTTCGCTTCGGTCGTGTCGACTTCCTGCGCTTCGACAGTCCACATGTTCCGGCCGATGATCGTCTTGCCGTTCGCAAGCTCGAGGACGACCGTATTGCTGCGCATCGCGTTGATCGCAGCAAGACTGACGCCGCCCGAATCACGAATCGATGCGGAAATCGACGGCGGTTTCGGCTTCTCGCTGAAGCCATGCACCGTGTCTTGGCCGGACAGCGACTCGCGCGTCACAGTGCCGACGTCATACCGAAGCTCGCCTTCGAGTTGGTAATTGACGCCGTCGATCGTGATGTACGCGGTGCCGGCGATGAAAGTCGTGTTGTTCGCCATCGTTGGCTTCTCCAAAAAAGAAAAAGCCGCCCGGTCATGGGCGGCTTACAGCGTTGGCGAACTGCTTACGTCTGGCTGGTGGACAGACGGAACTGCGCGAGAAGCGCGAAGATCCGCAACTGATTGATCAGCGTGCCCGGCCAGAGCACGTCGACACGATTGGGGTTCTGCGCGTTCTGCTCGACGATGATCGACTGAGCAAACTTATCGCTGCCCTGCACGTAGCCTTCGTATTCCATCGCCTGATACTCAGCAATCTGATCAGCCTTGATGATGTTCGGCGTCACGATACCGGCGCCCGGTCCGAATCGCGTGCCGTTGGCCGCGAGCTTCACGCGCGCATATTTCGACGTCACCAGCGTGCGCAGGCGGCGCAGCACGTACGCGAGCAGGAACATCGTCTCGACTTCGAGATAACTGTTGTCCGGCTGCCCGAACGCGTTCGTCTGGTAGCTCGTGATCAGGTTCTCGATCGCAACCGTGCCGTCGTCACCAACAGTGAAGGTTGCGATGCCGTCATAAAGCAGCGTGTTGCGCTGGCTCAGGTTGAAGCGCGATTGCAGCGGCGGCGCAAGCACGCCCGTCAGCGCGACGGTCTGCATCGGCACGCCCGGATCGGCGCGTACGCTAACCGCGGTCACCGCCGCGATTGCTGCAGCCCATTGCCATGCCGGCGTCGGCGAGTCGTTGAAGCCCATGATCGACTCGTGCTGGTTATTGCGCGAGGTGCCGAAAGTGGTGAGACCGGCCCACGTGCTGCGGTATGCGACAAACACGTGGCCGTACACCTGCTGCTGCCAGCTCCAACGGCCGGTCGAGTCGTTCAGGAACGCCTTCAGCGCGTCGAGCGACGTCGTATCGGTGAACGCGCACGCGATGAAGTCGAACGGCATATCCTGAAGATTGCCGAGCGCTGTCGTGAGAGTCGGGTTCGTCGTACCGCCCGCCATCGCCGTGATCGTCGCAGCGAGACCGGTCGGAAGCGCCTCGCCAGCCGTCGTGCCGATGTAATCGAAGCGGACGTCGATGTCGTTACCGACGAGGCCCTTGTTGTCGGCCGTCAGCGTCACGGTGCTCGTCGATGCGGCTGCTGTAACGGGCATCGACGGAATCAGATTGATCGCCGCAGCGACAGCGGTCGCAATCTGCGCGGTCGTCTGGCCTGCCGTCACCGGAACGGTGACAAGCTGACCGGCGATATACAGCGAGATCGTGCCATTGGCCGTCGGAGCCGAAGTGAACGCAATCGTACCGGTCGCTGCCACCGCGCTGGCCGCGTCCTGCACAGGCAGGTACCAGAGCTCGCCGAACTGATCGTTCTGGCGATAGGCGGCCGTCATCAGTGCGAGCACGCTGTTCGCGCCAGCCTGGACGTTCGCGTCGCCCGTGCCCGACGAGATGAGGGGCACGTTCGGCGTCGCGATGCCGGCCGACGTCATCGGGCCGATGAGCAGCGCGCGCTGGTTCGCAACTGCGGAGTTCGCGTGCGAGTTGTCAATCTCGGCGAAGAACAGCGGCGTGCGGATGTTCTGCGGGATCTGCTTGAACGGAATGGTCATTCTGCGTCACTCCCCGACTGCTTCGGTGCGGGCAGGGCCGCGTTGTCCGCGAGAACGACGTCACCGTCATTGAGCACGCGGGTCCAGAAGATGTCGCCGTCCGGCACTTCGATGCCTTCGTCCGGCAGCAACTGCTTCGTAACCGGATGCCGCACTTTGAGGCCCGGTGCAGGTTTGACGATCATTCGTCGCTCCTATTGAGGAAATTGAACGTTGACCTCGCCTTCCGCGCGGCCGTCTGGGCCCTGCGTGCGCGGAGCCGGCGTGACAGCGTCAGGGAATGGCGGGTCCGGATATGTGCCGTTCGGATCTGCGACGTTCGTAAGGTCGGCCGTCAGGTTCATCGCGAGCAGCTGCGTGTTGATGTCTGGCGCAAACGTCTCGAAGAACTCGATGCCCAAAAGGATCGAAATTCCGCCAACGTGCGGTGCTCCTTCGGCGTTCACATCCGTCTCTGTGTCGCAGAACGGGAAGTCCTGCACGATCTGCCGAAGCGGGATGCTCTTGAAGATCGCCTCTTCGATTTGTGCGCCGAGCGTCTCGACGGCGGACAAAGCCGCCGGACCGGAAGCCGCCGACACCTCTGCCTTGATCTCGAATGCCGCGACAGTCGTGAAAGACGTCTGTCCGTTTCGTCCCGTCGACTGCTTGCGCTCCTTCGCCTGCCGCAGCTTTATCGCTGGCAGCTTCGGGGCGGGCACGCTCCAATCGCCGGGCGAATAAACCGCAACGCCCGGGATCGTCTGCAAGATCGAAAGCAGCACGCTGCGAAGCTGCGCGCGTCCGGTTTGATCAGGCATCGGTCTGTCCTGGAACGTTGAGCATCAGACGCCCGCCACCGTGGCCGTCGAGATGAACCTCGCGCACCTGCCACTGCTCGCCCGTCTTGTTGATCATCAGCGTGTCGTACTGCTGCGGCTCGACGGGAAACTGTGAAACCTGAATCCCGACCGTCGGCTGCTGCGTGACGACCGTCGACCCGGTGACCGGATCGACACCGAAGAACGCCTTGTCGTAAGCGCCCGTGATCTGGAACGAGCCACCGTCGGCAGGCATATATGTGATCGCCGTTCCGAACTGCGCCATCAGAGGACCGAGGATCTTGCCGTCGACGATGTCGTCCCAGTCCATCGGTTAGCCTCCCGGGCTGATCGAGATCTGCCCGCCCGAGATCTGCGCACCTTCGAGCTTGACCTCCTCGACCTTTTCGGGAACGAGGAAGCCGAGATCGCGCAGACGCTTCACCTCGGATTCGGGCAACCGAACGGTCTCACCGGCAGTCTTGATGACCGGCGGCTCGTCTTTCTTCGGTTGTTCGTGGACGGTGCGATTTCGGGCAACGACGGCTTCGATGAGTTTTTCAGCCATCATTCACCTCACGCCACGGTCGCAGCGAGCGCTGCATTGACGCGGCTCGGGATGATGACCGGGGCCGATTGCATCATCAGGAAGCGCTGCGCCGGATCGTCCTTCAGCCAGGTCTTCGGCGCGAACGGCAACGACGCGTAGTTGAACGCCGGGTCTTCAATCATGCCGAACGCACGCGTACCATCAAGATCCGGACCTGACATGATGAGCGAACCGTCCGGCAGCATCGGCTGCTCGACGTTGTTGTCGTCGACATACCAGTCGTTGTAGAGCCACAGATCGAATTGGCCCCACCTGCCCTTGTGGACCGCACCGCGCTCGACACGCGAGCCCAAGTCGACTGCGTTGCCGAACGACGCCAGCGCCGGATAGAACTGCGCGCCCTTCAGAACCGGATCGAGCTTGAAGCCGTTCCATGCCTTCGGCGTGAAGACGATGTCCGTCACGTTCGCGCCCGAGGACTTCAGGATGGTCTGCTGCCACGACTCGATGTTCGTGGTCGGCGACGCGGTGCCGGCCGTGATGTTGGCCGCCGTCCATTGCGCGCCACCCGTGAGGGCGATTGTCAGCGAACCATCGCGACCGAAGTCGATCACGGTCGTCGGGAAGCCTTCGCCCGAAACCGTGAGCGTGCCCGTCAGAAGCACCTGTGCCGCCATCCATTCAAGCCGGCGCGTCAGCATGTCGATCTGGTCGTTGAGCTCGAACTCAAGGTTCATCTGCTCGCGGACCTCCGGCGTGAGTTCGCCGCCGATTCGCTCGCCGATCATGCGGCGGACCGGCTTGCGCAGATCGGGGACGCGCTTGTCCTTGATGTAAGGCGGCTTGAAGGTGTTCGTCTGATAGCGGCGGCTCTCGACGAGCTTGCCTTCGACCAGCGGCGAGCAGAAGGGCGACATACGGCGCTTGCCGACGTCGACGTCGATGGATACGAATTCCGAGTCGGACGTGATCATGTTCATGAAGAACCGATCGAGCAGCCAGCTCTGCGCCAGCTTCAGGTTTCGAACGACATGAATCAGGGTATTCGTGTCGTAAATCAGGTTTCCGGGCATTGCTCTCTCCGAGTGTGTGGCCCAAATGAAAAAGCCCCGCTCGGTGGCGGGGCCTTCGCATTAGTTCAGTTGAGGTTTAGCTCGGGTCAGCAGCCGAGACCGAGGACTTGAGATGGATCCCGAGCGGACGCAGCGCGTCTTGAGCAGCCGTCGACGTGATGCCCGTGCCGAGCGTGACCGCGTTGACGTTGAATTCGCCTTCAAGGTACACGCCTGCGACCACATCACCAGCGCTGCCGTCAGCATAGTCGGCGAGGATCGCCGTCGGCGTCTGGCTACCGTCGGACGAAGCCGACAGCGCAACGGTGTACTTGCCGCTCGCGGTGATCTTGCCGAGCACCGTGCCGCGCGCGAACGGGCCGCCGGTGATGGTGACGTTGCGGGTGACGAGTTGCTTCGGGCCCGCGATCAGTTGATCGGGAACGAAGGTCTGTGCGGAAGCCGACGGGACTTGGGGGTTCTCCCCGACCGTGGTAGGAGTCAAAGCCATCTGAATTTCTCCGGGTTTGGGGAGGGATTACTGTTCGCCGCGGCGCATACGGCCGGCCGCGAGGATCTTTTCGGCGAGCGTCGGTTCGGCAGCAGCGGGTGCCGAGGCGCCGGGATTTGCCGGCCGGGCGTGGGCCATGCGCTCATCGAGCGACTTGCGCTGCGACGCTACCGGTGCGGCGGCTGCCGGTGCCGCGGCGTGCGCGCCCGAGCCGAGGATCGCGATCGCGTCCGCCGACGACAGCTTCGTGTTGAAAGCGAACTTCGCAGCTTGCTCAACATTGCCGGTCGCAATGCCATGCGCCATGATTCGCGCGCAGCGTGCGCGCTCGGTAGCGCGTGCGGCCTTCTTCGAGTCGTCGGTTTCGTCGTCGCCGTCCTCCGCCTCGGTGTCGTCACCGTCGACGTCGTCCGCCTTCGCTTTCTTGGCCTCTTCTTCCTTGCGCTTTTCTTCTTCGGCCTTTTCCTTGTCGTCGAGCTCTTCCATGCGCTTCGCGTAGTCCTCGTCGGACTCGTCCTCACGCTGCTTGCGCTCGTCGTCTTCTTGTTCGGCGCGCGCGGCGCTGGCACGGCTCAGCAGGTGGGCAAACGGCGCCACGCCCGCAAGGGTCTTTTTCAAACTCATTGCATACCTCGTGAGAGTGTTGTTTAGGCCAGCTCGGCTAGCAAGGCCAGGAGCGCCGCATCCGGCGCCATCACTGCGTCTGCAAGCCCTCGGCTGACGCCGTTTTCGCCCATGAAGCAGGCGGCCTGCATCTCGCGCACTGCGTCAGGCGCGAGATTCCGGTTACGGGCGACCGTGCTTACGAACAGTTCGCCCATGGTGTTGATGTCGGCCTGCGCGGCTTCGAATGCTTCCTTCGAGAGCGGAATCTCCGGGTGGAAGTCCGCTTTCCGATCGCCGTACGTGATGAACGTGACCTGACAGCCAGAAGCCGTCAGCGCCTTCGACCAGTCCACATGCATCGTGATCACGCCGATCGAACCGACGCCGCCGGTGCGCGGGACGATAATCTTGTCGGTCGCGCTCGCAAGCGCATACGCCGCCGAGTACGCCGATTCGGAGAGAATCGACCACATCGGTTTGTCGCCGCGCAACGCATACACCGTATCGGCAAGGTCGAAGCATCCGGCGACTTCGCCGCCCGGCGAATCGATGTCGAACACGATCGCGCGCACGCCCGGATCGGCATGAGCGGACAGGATGCTCTGCCGAAGCCCGTCGTACCCGGTCATCCCGGAGTACGGCCGCAGCGAACGGAGCTTTTGGACGAGCGTCCCGCGCACGGTGATCATCGCGATGCCGGTGTCGGCAATCATGTCGTAGCCGGGATCAATGACGCGACCAGCGCGAGTGTCGGACTCGTATTCCTCATCCCACGCGCCGAACGCCATCGGGCTGATGGTCGATCCATCCAGACGCCCGATGTGCGATATGCCGAGCCGGTCGGCAAGAGACGCCATAACGACTTCGGCCTTCTCTCGCTTGATCGCCAGCGGAGTGTTGAACATCCGCTGGCTCAGAAACGCCAATTGGCCGTGCATAGCCTCTCCAATGTCATTGCGCCTTCGGCTCCTGTGTTACCTCGTCCGCCGTCGCGTCATCCTTCAGCGTCGAAGGAAGGGGAATGCCGCGATCCTTGATGTACTGGATCTCGACCGCTCGCTGATCGATGTTGTCGCGCCAATCGTTGCCAGACAGCTGCGCCGATTCGTCTTCGAGCGTGGACAGACCCGACTCGATGCCGAGCGCCGCGCCCTGGCGTTCTTTCATCGGATCAACATAGCCGCGGCCCGGACCGATCCACCACGCACGCGTATATGCGGCGCGCGCCATCGCGAACTCGGGCGCTCCCGCCGGAAGCGGAAGCTCGCCGATGTCCATCATTTCCTCGACCATCGCGCACAGAATGGGTTGCCCGAATCCGCGACCGAAGTCGCTGCGGCGCCGATCGAACGTCTTCCACGCTTCAAGCGCCGCCGCGCGATACGACGAGTAGTTCACGTCCGCCCAGTTCTGGGTGATCTGTTGCGCCGACATGCCGGTGCCGGCCGCGACATTGCGCAGCATGGCGTTCTCGAACTCGGCGAAGTTGCCGGCCGGCCGCGTAGCGGAAACCGTGTTGATCGTCTCGCCGGGAAACAGGATCGGCAAGCGCGCGCCGCCGAGACGGAGATCAGTCTTGTCGTGAAACTCAGCGCGGGCGTCCTGATAGCCGTTGTATCCATCGACCGCCTCTTCGCCATCGCCAAGCGCCTCGGTGACGAGCTGCTTGTCGAACGGGCTCGTGACATAGGCGCCAAAGATCGCATTGATAATCGCTGCGTCGAGCTCGGTACCGTCGTACTTGATCAGCATCTTCAGCCGCTGCAGCACGGGCGTCAGGATGCCCGCGCCGCCGCGATGCTGCGACGCCCGATCGAAGTCATAGTCGTGAACAACGATCGGACGGCCCCAATCTGTTTCGAAGGGAATTCGCTCCCACGAAACCTGCTTGTTGCCGCTGAACCAGTCTCCCTGATGCGCTTTCCGAATATGCGCGGCGACGGGCGCGCCGTACTCGTCGACCTCGATACCGCCGCGCATCGTCTGATTGTCGAAATTTTGCTGCGGGTTCGACAGGCGGTCAGGGTCGATCAGTTGCAGAACAGTCGCATAGCGCGCGCCGCGCGGCAGGCGCTCTGGCATCCACTGAAGGATCGCCAGAGCATCGCCGTCGACGATCTTGTGGCGGAAGGCCAAGCGCATCATCTGCGGAATCGTCAGCTTGCGCTGCGCGTCGCAGAAATGCGCCGGATCTTCCGACCACGTGCGCCAGCCGGCCTCCAGTGCGCGACCGAATTCGTCCGCCCACATGTGGTCGAACGCCTTGTTGCCGGTCATCGCAGCGAGCGCGCGGTGGTCCGGCTTCGAGATCGGTCGGAAGTCTGCACCGATGACGTTGTCGAGGGTGCGCGTGACCGCCGCCGATGCCCAACCGTCGTTACGCACCAGATCGCGCACGCGCGAGACGATGCGATCGCGATACGGGTTGAGTTCGCCATCCGGCGACCAAAGCACCGGGTTCCAATCGCGCATGTGCTGGCTGGACATGTCCGCCGCGTCGAATGCGCTGGTGCTGCCGTACCCGCTATAACTGCCGTTAAGCGCGAGCGCACGGCTCTTGCGCTCCGGCAGCGGCTTCCCGTCCGGACCAAGTAGCTGTACGTTCGATTCCATGCGTTATCGCCGTGTGAAGGTCATTCGGTTTGCTCTGCGGGGCGAGGCGACGATGCCGAGCTGCGCCTGCATCAGTTGGATCGCCGCAGCCAGTTCCGCGAGGTTCGCGCGCGTGTAGGTCACCGACCTGGTGCCGTCTCCCTGCGTGTACGAGTAGGACTCGCCTTGTGCGCCGGTCGACAACTGAATGTAGATCTGCTGCGCATTGGCAAGCGATTGCCGCAGCGCCGTCTGATCCATGCCGGCCAGCAAGCTGCGGCTCGGGTCGAAGCATCGCAAAGTGGTTCTCCTATGCTTCAGCCGGCGAGCCGCCGAATCCGAGAGCGTTTCTCAGGCTGTGCCTGTTTAATGATCGGTCCGTCCGGGCGTAGCGGCCGCGCGGCGCTAACGACATCGAGCTCGACCTCCTGCCGCGTCTCCGGGGCAGGCGGCACGAGATCAGCCGGATCCGCCTGCACCGCTTCGACCCGACGGTTCAACTTCAGGCCCATGTGCATGAGGCCGCACAGCGCCGCGTAGCCATACACCCGAATGTCAAGCGCTTCGTTCGCGCGCCCGGGCGGCAACTCCCACACGCGAAACTTCTGCCCGTTGGCGAACTTCGTCACCGAGCGCTCAGAGATGAGCTGCGCGAAGTAGTTAATGTCGCGGTCAGTCGGGAAGTGCATATATCCGGCCGGGTACGTCAGCACGCCGTCGTTGTCTTCCGGATCGCGCCGCAACCTCTCGCGTATCACGTCCTTCGCTGCGTTCACGCCGATGATGACCGGCCGGAACGTCGATTTCGTTCGAGACGACGGCCGCTTCGTCGGCCAGACAGGTGACCGCGCGCCACCGCGCGCCGACTCGCCCTTGATCGCCCAGATGCGGCGCCCGAGCCTCGCTTTCGCGAACTCGTACACCTTCTGCGTATGGTGACCACCGGAGTCGATACACGCGGCGGATACTGCGAAACCGCGACCGTCCGCGCGCCGCCAGACCCGCTTCAGATACTCGTCGACGCGTTTCCATAGCTCTGCGCTCTCGGGGTCGCCCTCGATGACCGCGTGATCTATGGACCAGCTTTCCTCGTTGTGTCCCCAGCCGATCGTCTCCAACTCGACGCGATCGTCCTGAACGTCACCGCCGACAGTGATCAGACCGACGCCGTCGGGCACCTCCGCATCCCAGACCTCGGTCCGAGCGGCCAGCCTGGTCTCGCTCAGTGCGCGATCGCCGCGATCCTCGTACGGCTCGCCGAGCACGAGGTTGATGAACGTCTGCCGCGCGAGCGGGTCGTCCTTCACTCGGAGCCATTCAGCAACGAGGTTCGACCAGCACGCGTTCGGGAAAAGGCTGTAGCCGGCCCAGATATGAAACCCGGCATGCCCCTTGAATGGCTTCGTCGCGCGCCACTCGCCGTTCGTCACCATGTCGGCCTTGTCGGCCTCGTGGATGATGCAGCCGTTGTGCCGGCAGACGTAATAGACGCTTTCCGGGATACCGTTACCGTGCTCGTCCTTGTCCCACTTCATGCCGTACGGCGTTTCGGGACTGCCCCATTCGAGCACCTGGTGCTCGCCGCAGTGCGGACACGCGACGAAGAAATAGCGCTGATCGCTCTCACCGAAGCTCTTTTCGATCCGGCTATAGCCCTTCACCGTCGGCGTCGAGCCGAGCACGATCTTGCGATTCCAGAAGGTCTCCGATCGCTTCGTGCCGAGCGCGATCTGATCGCCTTCGTTGCCCGCGCCGTCGACAGGATAGGCATCGACCTCGTCGAACATGACGACGCGCGACGTGATCCGCCGAAAGCCCGCCGGGCTGTTAGCGCCGACGAGCGTCAGGCTCGAACCATTGCGGAACGTCTTCGCAAGGATCGTCTGATCGCTGTTCTTCGCCTTCTGATCGCCCGCGATCGCCGCGAGGACCGGCGTGTCGCGCAGCATCGGCGCGATCTCCGTCTTCGAATAGCTCTCCGCATCCTCGACGCGGGGCTGCACGACGAGAATCGGCGAAGGATCCTGGTGGATGAAGAAGCCGACCGCGTGATCCATCAGCTTCGTATAGCCGACTCGGGCCGACTTCATGACGCTGATCTTCTCGACGCTGGGGTCGGTTACTGCATCCAGCATGCCCCTCTGATAACCGAACGCCCGGAAGCGGCCGGTCTGCGCACTCGTCTCGCGCGACAGAACCGCATAACGCTCGGCCCATTCGCTCAACGTAAGCTTGGGCGGCGGCGTTAGGTTCTGGCGAAGCGCCGCCGCGAGGCCCGCCCGCAACGCGTCATAGCCGCGCGCGTACCGCCTGGTGCTATTTAGGGTTGCCTGCTCCATCGCGAGTGAGTTCTTCGAGTGCTTCTGTGATGACCTCCTGCAACATGTCCTGCAACTCGGCAGGCGTCTTGCACCGATGGAGACGCGGAGCCTGTTCCGCGGGAATTGACAGCAGGCGGGTTCGGACCTTGGCGTATTCGGTGCCGACTGCTTTCGCCACTTCGGCAACGTCGATAACCAGACCGGAGTCGCGGTCGTATTCGAGCTGAGCCTTCAGGCCGAGATAGTTCTCTTTGAAACAGCGCGCCGCGTCGAAGTCGAGCAGCTCGACGTTGCCCGCGAGAATCCGGTCCGCGACGTCAGCGGCGTCCTCGCGCGCTCCGAGCGTTACCTCGCTCGCTGCCTGGGTAACAGTCTTGCGTTTGTTACCCTGCGTCGCTTGGGTAACACTTTGGGTAACAGCCGGTGCGCCATCGCGACGGTACTTTTTAAGCAGCGCGTTCGACGCGTCGACATCGACTTCATCGCCCGCAAACACAAGCCAGCCGCGCTCCTTCCACTTCGTGACCGTCTTTCGACTGACGCCGTGGAGAACCGCAAACTCGCTCTGCTTCATCGCTCTGAACTGTTACCTGTTACCCAAATTTGAAAAGTTTGTGGCTAGAGAAAGATCGCGCGCGCGCAGTGCCCCTGGGTACGGAAGGGCGGATGGGACCCGCCGTCGCTTATAGCGGGCACGACATCGACACGCCTCGCTGCAAAAGAGAGTCCCCGCCCTGCGCGCGGTGAAAGATCCCCCGCATTCCATGCAGTTCTCGAAGCACACGATCGATTGCGGCGCCTTCCGCTTTCTCTCGAGCGCGCAACGATCACATGACATTGGCGTATTAGCGTGCGCCAGATCGACATCGCGCGTGACAAGCGCGCCACAATGCTTGCAAGGCGCTGCGCACCTGCGCCATGCCGTGTTGAGCACGTTGGCGCGCCGATCGACGGCACGCAGATTGGCGCGGCGATTATCGAGTGCATCCCGATTAATGTGATCCGCGTCGCGCGCGTCGCTCGCATCCATGCCGAGCACGAGACGATGCATTCTGATGGTGCGGTTCTCGCCGTTCTCGACGACGTTGCGCACGGCGTACACGTGATTACCTGAACCGTTCGGCTTGGCCTTCCACTTCCATTGCGACAGGAACTCGAACATGTTGTCGTCCACGAGGGCGAACTCGTGCCGTCCGACAGCGTGCCTGCCAGACAGTTTGATCAGTGCCATGGAATTTCCTACAGTTTTGCGGTCGCGAGCGCCTTTGCAAACGCCGCAGCAAACTCGGCGCGATATGTCGATGCGACCACTTCACGGCCGCGCTTGCCGAAGTCGAGATGCTGCTTGACCGGCTGCGCATCGCCGAAGCGGATCAGCAGTCTCAGATGACTCGTCTTGTTCGCGCCGCGCAGAGCCACGCCGCGCTTGCCGCTGCGCTTGATCGCCTTGACGTCTGTCGGACGCTGCCACACGCCACCGATCGATTCGCCGCTCGCCGTCTTGATCGAGCCAACGAAGATGTCGGGCCTGCCTTCGAGACGCTTCAGCGCCGTGCGGCTGAAGTTGCCGTACTGGTTGAGCAGCGCCATGTCTTTCGGGTTCAGCCACGTCTTGCCCGATCCGATGAGCTTGTGCGTTCCACCGAACTCATACGGCTCAAGATACGCGGCGGCGATGTCTTTCACAAAGAGCATCGCCTCCTGCGTGTTCTTGCGTGCGGCCTTCACGCCGATCGAATTGACCGTGAAGGGCGTCGGACGATCAAACACTTGAGGGAGGGCCGCTTTCTCGGCGGCCTGAACGCGTTTAGCGACTGCCGTCAGCGCCTCTGCAGACGCGAACGGCAGTTGCTTGCGCTCGTAATCGTTGAGCCTCCGCGTCAGCGCGTCAAGATCCGACTGAACGCTGATGCGGATCGGGCTCTGCATTACTCGCCGTCCTTGATGGTCGGGTGATTCTTGAGATCGGCCAGACGCTGAATCAGGCGCTGGTATTCGTGCACGGCGCTATTGCCGATCATGCGAACCAGCGCTTCGATCTCGCCGACGATGGTCAGCGGATGCTCATCCGAGGCAGATCCAGTCTGGGAAGCAGAAAGCGCCGCGTCGGGCTCCCCCGCTTCAGCACTGCCAGCCTCCGCATCAGCGGCGCCACCAGCGTCCAAAGGGACGGCATCCGACGACACGCTCGACGGCGCTTGCGCATCGAGGTTTGGAGCGGCCGGCGTCGGGTAGAGATCCGACGATGCCGCGCCGCCGGGATCAGCGATCGCGTCGTTGACGACGGCGGATTCCTCGCTGGATGCTGCGGGCGAGGTCGAGGACGCGCCCACGGGCTTTCCCACCTCAGCGTCCGTAACCGAGCCGGTCGCAGACACAGCCGGGTCCTGAGCAGCCTGGGCATCGCCATCCGTCTGGGCTGGCGACGAGGTTGGCTCCCCCACGTTCGCGCTCGGGTCGACGCCCGCTCCGCTCGCAATCAGATCAGGGATCTCGTCTCGCGTGATCTCGCGAATCGGCGCGACAGCAGCTTCTTCGTTGTCGAAGATGACTTTGGTGTCGGGATTGAACTTCAGCATAGCAACCTCCGAAAAGAAAACGCCCCGACATAAGCCGAGGCGTCAAATCAGGGCAGTTGCCCTGCCGAGGAGACAAGCGCGAACGTGTGCGAGCGCCGCGCAAAGCAAAAAGCCCGCTGTCTTTTGACTAGCGGGCTTTCAGGGCGCATCTTTCCGGCGATGATTATCTGACAATTTTTTGAGGATTACAACTGTTTTCTGAGGTCGTCTAGACGAGCACCAGAAAGCCTCCGGAGCCTATCAGTCTAAACAAGACCAGCGATGGACCGTCGTAGTCCGACTCCCTCAGAACCAGTTTCCCGTTGGCATCCACAACCTCCCGCAACACCGCTTCCACCTGCTCATCGGACAGCCGGAAGCGCGAGGACGTCAAGTTGACATGCGCTCCGTTTCGTGCGCTAGCCAGCAGCAATGAAAAGGCATGGGCGCCAGGTTCAGCGCGAGCCATCGTTCTGCTTCACTAGCGAATCACTTCGAGCTTCGACGCCGATGACGGCCGGAAGCGGTATCAGCACTTCCCACCGAGGGGGGCTGAGGTTCACCGTCGTCGGCCCTGCCTCGCCGGCCCAATACGCATGAGCCAACTCCGAGGTCAGCAAGAGAGACCCGCTGGAGTTGAGAAGCTGCATGTTTGCAATGAAGGCAGCGTTTGGGTCCGCTTCAACCTCAAAGACGCGCGCGTCTGGAAGCCCGCGTTCACGCTTGAACAATTCCGCTTCGGCTAGCGACCGCCAAGCAAACATAGACGTGAGCCGGGATGGACGTTCGGCAAACGCCGCTCGGCGGACGTACTCCCACAGCAACTCCATGCCCGGATCGGGCTCGTTCGCCCGGAGACCCGTGTAATAGAAGCCGTGACGAGACACACCGCTGGGGAACAGCAAATCATAGTGCTCTTCGCGCCCCACAGGCAGTTGGATTGTTGTAAGCCCAATGGTCTGTCCCGCGAGCAGATGATTGAATCGATCTACATGAAAAAATGTGGTCATTCTTCTTTGGTCTTGAACCTATTTCTTTTTCTTGAACGAACTATCCTAGCGCTTTTTCTTCGCGCGCTTGCCTGTACGTGGATCGATATTGAAGAAGGCACCGGCTTCCATCCCTTGCTTTACCCGATCCGCCGAGATTGCTTGCCCGTTTGAAGATCCACAACTAGGACATACCGTCATTGTCTCATCGAGGAGCGGGGCGACCATCTTGCACGCAAAGCATTCGAAGAACATCGTCATCGCAAACTCCGTTTCGTGACACACGCCTTTCGCCTACGGCGACAAAACGTGCGTTGATTGGCGAGAAGCATTGAGCGCTCCTTCTCAGTTTAACCCGCGATCTATCCATATGAAATCATCGGTTCCGCTTTAGACTGACACCTCGACGCGAATCAGATGCCTTGCGACGAACATCAGGAAGAGTCGTTCCTTGGCTGCCTGATAAGTTGCGTGCTGGTCGCCCGCTCGACCACTGCTCCACACCTTCCAGCCGCTTTCCTTGTTGCGCATGCTGGTGCTGATTGCCGCGCGCTGCTCAGGCGGCAGGGCATCGACACAGAGCTGCACCTGCTCGGATTGCTGGTCGTCCGCCCATTGGTACGCATCCTCTGCGTCCTCTTCGGCATTGGCGGGCGTCTCGTAGCCGCGGCAGGTCCGATCCTCCGGGCGGTAGAAATGCGCGAGCGTCTCGCGGTGCGACTGCCGAATCTGCCAGCGATACCACTCCAGCAGCATTTCCTCGATCTGTTCGCTCTGTTCGCTCGTCATGAAAACTCCCTCGTTGTATTTTCTGCACCGACGCATCTCGTAGACGCTCAGCGACGCTTTCTGAAATGCCTTGTTGCAAATGAATTTGGTCGTGCCGCCCCAGCGCGAGCGGATCAACTCGGCGCATCCGAGGCACGTGCCCGACTGACGCTCTTCGAGCACGATCGCCGGATCCCGGAAGTCGCCGCGCCTCACATCGCCACCATGAAACTGATACCCCAGTTCACTAGCCACGCGACGAAGCTGTTCCGCAGCTCGGCGTTGCGCGGGAACGGAAACTCGATTTCGAGCGACTCGGCCTCGCTCTCAATCTGGCCGGCGAACGGGCAACCGTCGAAGGCGATGACCTTGGCACCCGTCACTCCGTCGATGTGCTGCCTGCTTGTGTCGATCAGGCTCTGCGGGACGTCCGAGTATTGGATGTAGGCGTGTGCGCTCACTGGTGCACCCCCATGCGCGAGTACACGGCCGTGGCGAGAACCGACAGAGCGGTCCAGACGAACACGAAGACGATGCCGGCGGCGTCAGCGCTCGGCGATGCGAGAGAAGCGGCGGCGATCATCGCGTCACCTTCTGCGGTTGGATCGGAGCACTCCAGCTTTTACGCTTGATGCCGAGCGCCACCCAGAGCGCATCGAAGTTTTCCGGAATCGTCGTGTTCATGCTCAATCTCCCACTTCCATCTCGTTTAATCCGCTCTCGAGGAACGGGGCCAAAGTCTTTTTGTTGTCGTCGATGTAGGCTCTGGTGCGATACACACCCGCCCTCACCCACGCGTCGTCGAGGACCGGAATCCCGCTCCGTCGATCCTCTGGAATCCATGCGTCAACCCAGACAAACGGCCGGGTCGTGTTCTGCACCGTCGGGCGCGCCAGCCTGTACACCCGCGTCTCCAACGCCGCCGTAAGCTGAAACGGATCCAAGGCATACCGCTTCCCGTTGCGGCCGCGCGGCGTTCGCCAGCGCGTGTCCGTCGGTATTCGAATCAAGCAACGCACCTTCTCCCTCCTTCAAACACATCTTTCGAGCGCGCACCGGCTCCCAGCGCGCGAGCGCATCATCGAATGCCGCACATTTCTGTTCCCACGGCGCGCCGCTGCGATCGAGCCATTCATGACAGGCCGCGCAGCCCGGCACCGTGAACCAGTGCTTCGCCTTCAGCGCGCCGGCCTTGCCGTGCTTCGATTGATTCGAATGGCAGTCGACGACAGTCGGATCAGCCCAATCTGTCCACGGGCACTTCACGTTCAGGTAGCAGGGCTCGCCACGACACGCCGCCAAATACTTCGAGCCGTCTGCCACCGTCGGCTTCTTCACGCGGCGCTTCATCTCCGAGCGGCGCAAAGACGTCGCGCGATCGGCTGTCTTGAACGGCGAGCGCTTCATCGGCGTCTTGCTCACGAGTGGCTTCGAACGCTTCACTGCGCCTCCGCAATCTGTTCGCTCGCACCGCTTTCGATCTCGTCGACGATCTCGACAAGCGCTTCCTGTGCGATCACAGGGATTTCGCCAGCCAGGCCGATGATGTGGCGTGCCTGTATGACGCGCAGACCGAGCCCGCGCGCGAGCGTGTGCTCCACAGTGGCGCCGCGCGATTGCTCCCAGCCTGGCAGCAGGGCGACGCCGTCGCACGTGACGAGCTCGCGAATGTCTGCGCGCATGGCGGTCAGCCAGTCGGGATCCGGTCCGACGTCGATCTCCGCCGGGTTGACGATCTCGAAGCCCAGAGCGCGCAGGCGCGCCGCCTCGGCGTGGAACGCTGGGAAATTCAGTTCGGGCAGATTGGACATGGGGCCCGCGATGTAGAGCTTCATGCTGCGGCCCTCCCCGCGCAGATCATCGCGTTCATTGCTGATACGACGACGCGGTCAGCGCGGGGCCACCACGCGGCATTCGAGCGGTATCTCGCATCGAGCACGTCGTCGCTCTCTTCTTCCTCGGCCAGCTTCGCGGAAACAGCATCGCCGTATCGGGCGTTCTCGCCCGGACCGATCGCATAGACGAGCTGCGGATAGCTTTCGGTGATGCGCGAGACGTGTGCCCACTGGTTGCCGCGCGGATCCGTAGCGGGCCGCATCAGGTCCGACACGGTCTTGCGCGCCAGCCCCAGCGTGTCGGCAATCTCGCGCGCCGTGCGCTCGACGCCATCCGACAGCAGATTTCGCACGCGCTGCGACGTGGAGATCGGCTTGATGGCCATGTGCGTCTGCTTGTAGACGGCCGCTTCGTACGTCCGCCCCGGCAGCAGGTGCATATGTTTCTTCAGCACTGCGCCACGCTCCTTTAGTCCGCGCAGGATGCGCAGTTCCTCGTGCGTCCACAGGGTGCCCTTCACGTCGCCTTGCGCTCTCTTCTTTGCAGCCATCACTTCACCTCCACGATCGTCAGTCCCCGCGCAGCCATCAGATGGCGCTTGATGCGGTATCCCTCGGTTACCCGCCCTTTCACGTCTTCAATCACCTGCTCGCCGGCGCGCTCGTACACGAAATCGGCGACGTAGCGCAGCGCCGGACGTTTCCGACCCGCGATCACCACTGGCTCAGCCAAGACGAACGGCACTTGCAATTCGAGTTCGCTTATCTCGCCGCGCACCTGCATCTGCACCAGTTCGTGCCAGCGCTTCATCTCGCGTTTGCTGTCGAACTTGACGCCGCCGCTCTCGCACTTCTCATTGCGGTACTTGGTCGGTTTCTTCTTCGCGGCCGGAACCTTCGGCAAAGTCGCGAACGGGTCATATCCGGATGCGATGTCGTCGAACTCGCTCGCCGGCTGGTTGCCAGTGCGGCGCATCAACTCGCGGCGGGCAAAATCTGGCCCGACGGAGCGCTCGTCGCGCACGCGCGCGGTGCCGACCTGCGTCGTTCCTTCCGGGTAATGGAGGGCTGCGGTTCGCTTGCTCACGCTGCCTCCGTGTTGCCGTTACGGTCGCGGGGGATGTCGTTGAAGTAGGCGTACAGAGCCTCGTAGCGCTCTTCGCTCTCGCGGCCAACCGCGCGAAGGAGGTCTTCCATCCATTCGCCGGGGCCAGCGAGCTTGCAGACCCGCGCCTTGAACTGCTCGAAGAACTGGAACTTCGTGCGATCGACGCCGAGCTGCTTGCCTCGCTCGATGTAGCCGCTCTCGGTCTTCCACCAATCCGCAGGAACGACTGCGCCACCGGGAGCCGCCCCGCCCGGCTGCTTCACCGGAAACAACCCGGTCCAGCCGCGCAGAACCGCCTCCTCGACCGTGACGTCGGGCGCTTGGCCTTCAGCAGCGAGCTTCGCCATGCGCTTGATTGACACCTTGGCGGCTGCCAGCGTCCACGGCGCCTCTTTTGTCTTCGCCTCACGGTGCTCGCACCACATCGCCCAGACTTCCGCCGCGATGCCTTCAGGAAGTTCGAGATCGCGAATCTGCGAATGCAACGCAACTCGCGGCGCACGCCGCGCAGGTTTCGTTTCTCTCTCTTCTTCTCTTATCTCTTCTTCTCTCTTCTTATCTAGGCCGTTACTGGAATGTTCCTGCAACGTTTCATCATCGTTTCGCGTTTGTTTCGCCTTCTCGCGATGAGCGCGAACACGTTCAGTGCTCGAATCGGAGCGCATCTGACGCTTGTCCCAAGCGAGTGGCTGCCAGTTGTCGTCGATCAGGCCAGCGGCCACGAGGCGACGCTTCACTTCCCCGATGACGGCGTGGTCGATCCACAGGCGCTGCGCGACAATGCGCGTCAGCAACTCCGGGGCGCACGCGTTATCGAGCGTGCCTTCGCCCTTCAAAGCCAGCACGCCGATGAAGTGGCGCTGGTCCTCGAATGCGAGCGTGATCATCTTCGGATCGTTCAGGAAGTCCGTGTACATGCGGAACCAAGGCATGTTCTTCGTATTCACGCCGTCACCTCTGCGCCGTATTTGCGCTGCAGATAGACCTGACCACGGCCAGTAACGACAGTCCTGAAAGTCGGGTGCGGTTCCTTCGCTTCATCAATCCAGACGCTCTCGATCACGCGGAACAGTCCACGGTCCTTGTAGATCTGGTACGGCAGGTTGTCGGCCATCAGGATGTGATCGGCACGCAAGCGAGCGTAGAAGCGATTCCGGCCGATGCCCAGAATGGCAGCCATCTGGCTCATCGTGATCGTGTCGGACGTGTTGCGAACAGCCTTCGCGAATTCCACCGCGGGCGCTTGCTCGGCAACGGTCGCCTCAAGCTGGATCACGCGCTCCGTGTACTGCAACAGCGCGCCACGCAGAAACGCAGGGTCGCTCAGATCCATCACCGGCTGCGCGGGTCGCGATTCGAGTTCTTGCCAGCGGTCGATGATCCGCGCACGCATCGCGACGCTGTATCCAGAGACGAGAATCAGCGTTTCGCGCCTCGGAAGGCGGAAGATCGGGTACCGCTGCCCGTTCTGCTCGTTGAGAGCGGTGTCCTCAAATTTGAGGACACCGCCTACGCCGTGCAGATCGACCAGCATGAGGCGAGCATCGCGCATCACGTTGTCGTGACGCTTGCCCGTCAGGTCAGCGATTTCGCGGCTCGACATCGTCGGCGCGGTCAGAGCAATTGCGTTCATGGATGACCTCACAGGTCGTTGTCGTGGCCGCACGGCAGCGAGCCGTCGGACGATTGGCGGGCGCCGCAGCCGATGCAGATCTTCGGCGTAGCATTCGCCGTGGTCGATTGATCGGTCGTCATGGGACCGATGAAGAAGCGGCCCATGTGAAGAAGATCCGCGCCACCGAGCGAGGGCTGAAGGTCGCGAGCGCTCATGCCTTCACCTTCGAAGCCCTGACCGCCTTCGAGCAGTCGGCGTTGAAGGTGGCGAATTCGCGCGAAAGCCCGACGCGAACCGCTGCGAGTTCGCCCGGAAAGCGCTCGCCGCGCGCCGCAACGGCACACAGCGCGTCGCGGATCTGCTTCTGCTGCGCAGCCGGAAGTTCCGGCGGCAGCTCCGGCACGAAGAGAACCGGATTTGAGTTGTTTTGCATGGGATCTCCCGCCGGTAGGCCGGTCAGTAGTACTAAATCGGAACAGAAGAAGCCTGGCGATCAAGCTGCTTGTGTATCGACTCATCCATGCAGGTGTCGGCCTCGTAACCGACTTGCTCCGTCAGTTGTCTGACGTTTTATTCCCCGCGCCGCCCAATGTGGGCCACTTCAAACGCGGCAACTTCTGGGTGCAGCGGTCCGTATGCAGAGCGCAGGACGTGATACCCGAGGTATTTCTGAGTTGAAACGCCCAGACTCGCCGCCAAAGCAGCCAACTCCCCAGCTTCAGGAATCGGAAGTTCAACGAGGAAGCTGGTTTTCCCTTCCTTCATGCGCTTACTGCGCTCCCAACTTGGGACGGCGCGACACTGACACCCAACAGGTTCGCTGGCAAAGTGCCAACCGTGCCAAACAAAAACAGCTTGGCGATGCGGGCAAGTGCAGCGGAATCGCTGTCGATGCCGTAGAGAGCCTTGAATGCTTGCATTCCCTCGTAGACGGGGTCTTCGAGGCGGGTCTTTACTTCGTTGCGAAACTCGGCACGGCGTGACATGGAACCTCCCTTATGAAAAAGAACAACGATGAACGGAAATGGGAATACGGAAAGAAGTCCACTTCAAAACGAAAAGTCAGACAGTGATTTCGCCGGCCTTGCGGATGAATCCCCAATCGACCTCGGCACACAGCTGCTCTGCGAGAACCTTGCGGCCAGTTACCCGCTCAATCTCGACGCACTTGTTCGGAGGAACGGGCCGCTCGCCTGTACACCACTGCTGAACAGTGGGAGGCTTAACGCCGACCGCACGAGCGAGCGCAGACTTGCTCCCGACGATGGAGCAAGCGAGAAGGACGGAGTTTTTAACGGATTCGTTCATAAAGGACATTCTAGGCAAAGCCTAAACGGCGGTCAAGGCATTGCCGAAAATAATAGCACTGGGTATACACAGGCAATGCCTAAACAACCCAAGCACATCGGCGACCGTCTGCGAGATGAAATGTCTCGCCGGAACCTATCTCACGCCCAAGTGGCAGATCTTTTCGGCGTCAAGGCGCCGTCCGTATACGATTGGGTCAATTTCGGCCGCATCGCCAAAAAACACATCCCGAAGTTGATCGAGGAGTTCGGTCACACGGCCGACTGGTGGATAACCGGCGAAGAGGCGGCAGTTTCCCCCTCTTTTCTGTCAATGGGAGCCGAGGGCCTCGCTGATAGGATCAAAACTGTCATCGACGAGGCCGGCGGCAACATCTCGAAGGTTGCCGCAGCCGCCAACACGACGGATGAGGTCGTAGCCGGCTGGCTTTCCGGGAAAACCACGCAGATCGGCGTTGACCATGCGGTCGCACTACAAGAGACTTTCGGGGTCAATTCCGTATGGTTGATGCTCGGAAAGGGGTCTCGCACGACCACGGTACGCTACAACGACCCGTATGAGCCCATCCCAATTACAAAGTGGAGAGCAATCCCAGTGGTAGGCAGGGCGCAACTTGGAGACAACGGGAACTGGGCGGACATGGAGTATCCAGTCGGCCACGGCGACGGTTATATCGACTTCCCGACCAAAGACCCGGACGCTTATGCGCTGAAGTGCGAGGGAGACTCGATGCGACCGCGGATAAAGGATGGAGAATTTGTAGTTATTGAGCCGAACCAGGAGATCCAGCCAGGCGACGAAGTGTTGGTCAAGTCCAAAGATGGACGGGTGATGGTGAAGGAATTCATGTACAAGCGCACGGGACGCACGCACCTGATTTCAGCAAACGACGCCCACAAGCCGATCATCTTGCCCGACGGCGAAATCGAAAAGATGCATTTCGTCCGCGCAATCTGCCGGCCGTCGAGCTGGCGGCCGGAGTAGCGCACGCTGAGAGCGAATCTCCATACAACAAAGCCGCGCCGCGGCTCCACGGGGTGAGCAACCGGTAAGCTCCTGTGAACGACTGGCTCGACAGGGAGACAAGCAATGACCGACGACGAGGTCCCGTTCACAAAAGTTCAAATGCTTGCGGCGATCCAGGCCTATCAGAGGGCGTTCATCGACATGAGTGTTTCAGCCACAGCAATGTCGCAGTTCGCGAGCCGACAACCTATGGACCTAGTTGCGCTGCAATTCCTCGGCGACGTGCTGGATTCCCTAGACAGAGGTAACCGCGAAGTCAAAAAGGCGCTCGACACTTGAGCAACCCGCTTCGGCGGGTTTTTTGTTGTGCGCGTGCTACCGCTGAGAAAAACCCTCTCGCCAAAGCGTCGCGCCCACTGTCATCAGCAGCTGTGCGTCACCAGGCTCTAAGCGATCCCATGCCAGAGCAAGCCAGCGCGCCAGCCCCGTGCAGGCGTCGTCGAGCGTAATGTAATCACGCCCCTCAGCGTTGAACTGCTCGAAAGTCGCAATCACGTCTTCTTCTGTCGCCATGCCGATCCCCTTGTGGACCGACCACTCTACGCTATCCGGACCTCGACGCGTCGCCTGAATTCGAGCACGGCGCGCCAATTACCGCCGCGGCCGCCGCTGAGCGAACCCTTCCCGCCATAACACCGCCCCGATAGCGGTGAGCAACTGGACATCCTCGTCCTCTAGTCTCGGCCACGCGCCCGCCAGCCAACCGGCCATGCCGGCGCAGGCGTCGTCCAGCGGAATGTCCGCCCTTCCCTCCAAGTTCAGCTTCTCAAAAATGCCTACGACGTCCTCGGGTGTCATGGCTGCACCTCCTGTCCCCATTCTGAAGTGTAGCGAGCCCCTCAAGAAATATCCGAAAATAATTTAGGCTTTGCCTTGACACGTCTCTAGGCTTTGCCTAATATGCATCCCATGCGCTGAACGAAGCGCTCCGGGGATAAACGGGAGCCCTGATCTCAGGGCATTGGGTCGAATCTCAGTGCCTTGTACTCAGGGCTTCTCTCCCGATAAAGAATGCGCCGAACGACCGGCGCGGCGCCCGCGCGGCGATGCTCTTTACCACTGTCGAATGATGAATAGGCGTGAAATCGCCCTGCCCATGTCCCGGACGGCAGAACGTAAAAGTACCGGAAATGGCGGCCAGATGAGCTGCTTCCGAAAGGCGCCCAGTGACCTTGGCGCGGTAAAGGTCACAGTTTGTTAGCGACTCTTCGAAGAGGGGTCGGCAACAAACTGAGGGAGGCGATATGTCGGTGGAAGAACCTTGCGTAGATCACGGGCAGAAGGGAAACGGCTTTGGATACGGAAAGAAGACTTACAAGGGAAAACAGATCGGCGCGCACATCGTCGCACTGATCGAGGCAACAGGAGAAGAGCGCAATGGCAGGTTGGCGCTGCACTCGTGCGACAACCCAAGATGCATAAATCCAAAGCATCTGAGGTGGGGAACGCATTCCGACAATATGCGAGACCGGAGCGAGCGAAGACGCTCTAGGGGCGGTGTGCTGGTTGGGGAGCGAAACGGCAAATCCAAACTTTCAACCGCCGACGTTCAGCGAATCAGAGATCTCTACGTTCCCGGCCGGACACTTCAGAAAGATCTCGCCCAGCAATTCGGAGTTTCGAAGGTGCAGATCTGCCGGATCCTGAAAGGCAGCCGACGATCAGTCGCCTGACAGTGGGAATTGCGCTTATCCAAGGCGCTTTCAATGAGAGCGCCGTGGCCAAGCACATGGAGACAAAAATGTCCCTCGCAAAACTCGGGTTCAAATATCTCGTTTGCCCTTCACGCCTGAAGGGCGAGTGGCATCACACAAGCGGTGTCGCGACGCTGATCGCCGCCGGCTGGACTGACTGCACCGACATGAGCGATGCAGAGTTCGACGAATTCATGGGAGTGCAAGCAGCATGAACCGCGCACTCAACGACAACGCCCTGCTGCACATCGCGCGGCTTGAGCGCGTAGACCAACTCTACAGCGGCATCCTGAAGACGTCGATGATCGCCGGATTGACCGGCGTCGGAATCGGTTGCTTCTGGTATCTCGTCGTCGCCGTTCACGCTGGAGTCTTCGCATGAAGCCGATCAAGCCAATGGCGCTCTGGAAGATCTGGGCAGCGTAATCGTCGCCGGCATTTATCTCGTAGTCTGCGCGGAGCTCGATTATCGCGCGACTCGCTTCGAACGCTGCGCAGTCGTTCACTGCGCGTAACGTGATCCCGAAAAGGCTCACCATGAACGTTTATCAGGTAGTAGTCCTTCTGTTTGTGGTGTCGATGGTTGCCGCAATCGCGCTCGTGCGCGGCGCAGATCTCCGCGCCAAGCGTCACTTCGACGAGATCGAGCAACGCAAGAAGCGCATCCGCTGGCCGGCGGCGCACTGAATTCCAACCAACCGCGTGCCGGCGCGTAATCCGGCCGTCTGATTTGATGGCGTTGCACCCTGACCGTGATGGGTAGGCCGAAAGGCGACAGGAGCAGCGTCATCAACTCAGATTCGAACAAGAACGAGGACACCATGACTATCACCAAGGGGCGCATTGCGCGCGAAGGAAAGATCGTCTTCCACGATGCCGAGTTGCGCATCTGGGAGGAAGGAATCATGGCCGCGCGCCATGCCGGTGGATGGGCTGGCGAGCAGAAATGGGAGCGAGAGTTCAAGCGCGACGTCTTCGCGCGGATCGTGCAAACGCTCAACGGATCGTAACACTGCGATCGACTGATGAAATCGCCTCGGAAATCGCATGATCCGCCTATCCCACCCCTACCTCGCGCTGCTCGAAGCACTCGACAAACTCGGCCGCGCGAAGAAAGCCACTGACGCCCTCATCCACGCCGCGTGCGTGGCCTTCGTGGAAGTGCTCTCGCACATAACCGGGCAGAGAGTCAGCGTCATTGTCGGGAATGCTGTTATTGCACGAGGAAACCATGGCTTGCGTACAGATCCGAGTCGTTCAGTGGGATGAAAAGCCCGACACGATGGGCGCTAAGTTCCGATGCTTGCGTAAGGACGCTGGCCTGACGCAAATCCAGCTTGCTGAGAAGGTCGGCCTGTCGCCGAAGACGGTTCAGAGCATCGAACTCAACGTGTATTCGCCCTGTTGGCTGAACTTCACCAAGCTCGCGAAGTTCTTCGGCGTGTCTCTGGATTGGCTGGCCGAATGAGGTTCTTCACTGGACTCCATCAGCCGTCAGACGCAAAACACTTCGATGCGGCATTCGTCAGTGTCAACCGCCTGCGTGATCGGAAGTCTGGTTTCGAGGTCGGCGACTGGATTATGGACAGCGGCGCGTTCACCGAGATTTCGAAGTACGGGCATTACCGGCATGAGGTCGGCGACTATGCCGCGCAGATCAAGCGCTGGAGCACGAACGGCAACATGCTCGCCGCTGTCTCGCAGGACTTCATGTGTGAGGCGTGGATCGTCGAGAAGACTGGTCTGAGCGTCGAGATTCACCAGCAGCTCACGATCGAGCGATACGACGCGCTGATGCAGTGCGACGTTGGGGGCGCCTACATCATGCCTGTGCTGCAAGGCTACGACCCGCAGGATTACGTGCGGCACATCGAGATGTACGGCGACCGCCTCGCGCATGGCGCATGGGTCGGAGTCGGATCCGTCTGCAAGCGTAACGGCGACCCGCGTGCGATCGAGAACGTGCTGCTCGCGATCCATGCGAAGCGGCCGGATCTGAGGTTGCATGGCTTCGGCCTGAAGTCTACGGCGCTCTCGTCTTGGATCGTAACCGAGCTGCTGCACACCGCCGACTCGATGGCGTGGAGCTTCCATGCGCGGATCAATGGCCGAAACGGAAACGACTGGAAGGAAGCGAAAGTTTGGACGGACAAGATCAACCGGCGCCCGATGCAATACGGGCTGTTCATGGAGTGAACATGGAACACGCTGAAGCAGTGAAACTCATCAAGGATTATGGCTTTGCCGTTCTGAAGCATCAGAACAACTGGTTAGGTGAGGCATACGAAGCGCTGCTTCGCGCCCTTCTCGCCACCCCCGCCCCTCTCTCAGATGAACCGGTGGCGTGGGTTCCGATCGACCCTGTTTTCGGTCCGGTGTGGATGGACATCATGCTCGACCTTTCCCACAACGGCGGCCACCGTCCTGTTAAGCCATTGTATTTCGCCGCCCCTCTCGCCACTCCGAGCGACAAGCAAGAGGCGAAGGATTGCCCGCACGCTGCGCCACATCGATATTGCGCTACCTGCGTTGTTAGCCCGTGCCCCATCGGCCTAGGAGATAAATGATGGATCCCAATTTCGACATTGTTCCGACGCTGCGCATGTTCGATGGGGTGATGACGGGCAAAGCCGCAGATGAGATAGAAAGATTGCGCGCTGAAGTCGCTCGACTGTCTTTCGCCAATCCGAGCGTCAAGCAAGAGGCGGTGGCGTCCGGTTCGAAGCTCCTGCCGCCACGAATGACGCCAGAAATGAAGCGCGCGTTCGTTGAGGCCGCGCGCGAGTATGCGGAGCGTACGGGCGGCAACGATCCCGATGCGATGTACGAAGCGGCGTTCCGAGCCGTCCCGCGCCCTACTGCGAGCGACAAGCAAGATGCGGTGACTCAGGCGCTTTCCATTGTCGCTGATGAAGTACAGAGCGGAGGAACCGCAAAAAGCTGCTATGACGCTATCTGCGCGCTAATGGTAGAGGATGACGCCGCCCCTCCCGCCACTCCGAGCGACAAGCAAGAGGCGGTGAGCATTGAGGCTCTGGCCGATGAACTCTCCACATCTTACGGCCACCATCTTGAAGACGACGATACAGAGGCAGGCCACTGGTGGACGTTTGACCGCGCCGCGCTCGCGGCTTTTGCTGATCGACTCGCCACTCCTCTCGCCCAGTCCGCAGAGCAAGACACCATCAAAGCACTGAAGGCAGATATTGCCGAAAACGACGCTCTGATCGATGAACTGCGCGAGAAACTGAAGTCCGCCGAGCAAGACAGGATTGATGCGGAGCGTGAGCCGTGGACATACGACCAAGTTGTGATGCTCTGTGAAACAGACGGCGTTCCGTTGCCCGTCGAATTCATAGAGTGGGTTGCCGAAAAAATGACATACGCCGCGAACATCGGATCGAGCAAATGACTGACAAAGACTTGCCTGACCTTTACGTAGTGTTCGAAGCGAGCGGCGAAGTAGCTTTCACCGCGTCTAGCGAACAGGATGCAGAGGGAATGATTGGAACCGCAGAGTTGGGTGGATCAAATGTCGAAGGCTGGATCGTCCACAAATACGTGCCGATCCGCCGCTATCGGCTTTCGTGAGGGAGCGAGCAAATGACCGAACAAGAACTCAGCGCATTGACTATCGCTATCGGAGTGCTGAAGCGCGAAAGCATGTTCGAGAACGCGGAGATTTTGAAGTCGCTTCGCACGCGACTGTCTCTCGAACCCCGCGTATTGGCGGAGAGGAAAGAGCCGGTTATCGATAAGAGCATGGTCAAGCGCCTGATGGTTCAGCATGGCTTGGCCAATCCCGCGCCGGATGATGCACTGAATAAGCTCACGGCCGAAATGCATCGCCTGCGCGGGGAGATTGAAAAGTATCAGGGCGTTTGCGCTGCGGCGTATCAATTCGTCGGCGCTGTAGATGGCCCCGTGCGTTTCCTCGATGCGCTGTCGAATGCGGCCAATGGTGAGCCTGCATCCACCGAGGAATCGCTTGCTCTACTTCCAGTAAGCGCGCCGGATGATGCAAAGGACGCAGCGCGGTATCGCTGGCTGAAGGATCAGAAAGACGAGTTCGACAAGATGGCAGGTGCCAGTTGCTACGGGACGAAGCTATCGAACAGGCTGTGGCAGGAGGAAGACTGGGACGCCGCCATCGACCGAGCAAGGCAATCCGGGGAGGAAGGGAATGGCTAGCAGGGACGACACGCCAGAGGCGAAGCGCGACCACGAGATGCTACGCATGGCGACGCAGCTTCTGCTAGCAGAGGCGTTCGATGCCTTGCTCTAGCCGCACAGCTGCTCAACGAGACAGACGCCTCACTTGGCTTTCGATGGAAGGCACGTCGGTCAAATCATCACCGCTCATGCATAACGCCCAACGCAGATCACGAGCGAACTCGATGCAGGTGGCTTCCCACTCAGGAGTGTCAACCGCAATGTCCCGCGGATTCTTTTTCCCACGGGCCCGACGGATGGCTTCGATGCTCGCCGCCAGAGAACGCGCTTCCGCTCGGAGCGGATCGTCGTTACCGAGTCGGTGGAATGGTTCGTTATTCATTCCCGGGTTTTCGGCAAATAGTTCACAAACTTTACAGGTAGCTGGCAATGAGCTTTTACCCCCAGATCACAGGTGCTCGAATAACTGGAACGATGGCACCCGGATTCATGCGGGCGAAAGTCCGAACGACGCGTAGGAGCACAGCGTCCATCGCATCCTCGTTCGTGCTGCCCGCGGCGAGTGCTAGTTCTGCCAAGGCCGCGTCGGTAATGGTTCCGTACTGCACTCTATCACCGACTCGGACGGCAATCCGCACCCAATCGCCGTTGGTTCGTTCATTGACGAACCAAGCCTCGGTTATGAAGTTAGGTTCCATCGCGCCCGCTCTTCGTAAAGGACATCTAGAAGAGCAAGCGTCGTGCGCGTCGACCGCGGGAGAGGATCGACTACTCGCACCACCGACGCGGCCAGTGCCAAGGAGAAGCAGAAATGCTTGAAGACGATGAACCGCTCAACACCGGCGCGCCGCGCGTCGAAGCATGCATCGACGCTGTGAGGAAGCGATTCCCCGGAATCAGCAAAACCGCACAGGCCCGCTACTTTGAGGAAGTGCACCGGCATCTTGGACCGCTCGCGCGCGAACTCGAACGCGAGAACATCGCGCTCCTTAACGCAGATCCAATCTGCTGGGTCGTGAAATGGGTCAGCCGCGGTGAGCAGTGGTTCGAGTCGCACATGTCCGAGCTCTCTGCGATCGACAAGGCACGCAGGGTAGGCGGCATCGTCATACCGTGTGCTGCGATCGAGTCGGGTGTGGCGAGCAAAGAAGGAGATCAGAGACGATGAAGATGCCGAACATCCTCAAAGGCTTGCGCCACTGCGACAGCTGCAGCAGGCGTATCTGGGGTCCAATCCCACCCAGTCGCATCCTGGTCGCTGCATCCACGCGGCGTCAAGAAGACGTGGAGGCCTGGCGAAAAGCCTTGTTGCTGAGGCAGCAATCTGTTCATCTCCTCGACGAACAGAGAAGGTCGAATCGGAGGGAGGCTCGCGTTCACCACGTCGAATGCTCGGCAAGGGCGTCCGTTCGGCGCCTCCACGCGGACAAGAAGGCGAGCTTCGCCCATGCGAACGCATCGGCCCCAACATTCGCTTCGCGGAGCCCGGTGTACGCGCAGAAGTATTCGAAGTCCTCTTGGCCTGTGTGGCCCAGTTCATTACGCGGTGGGAGCGCGCATGAAACGAATTCGAGAAGTTCGTGAGGGTTTCCGTAGCTCATGGCTGTCTCCTACGACTTTGACAGACTTTGAGCAACGACCGGACCCGGCTGCGATCGCACCGAAATGCATCGAAGAATTCATGCGCGTAACGAGCGAGTACCTGGAGAGCCAGCATGGCTATCGTGACGAATGACCAACTCGTCGAACTGACGGGGGGCCTGCGGCAAGGCGCGGCCCAGAAACGTTGGATCAAAAAAGCGCTCGGCATCGACGCGCCGCGCAAAGCGGATGGCCACCCGATGCTGACATGGGAGCAAGTAAATCGCGGGCCCGGCGAGCAGCGCCGCACCGCACCTAAATGGAAAACTGCAGCATGAGAAAGCCGGTGCGCGATGGCCTCCTGCCACGGATGGAGGCGCGACCCACGAAGAGGGGGTTCACGTACAGGTATCACCCGGTCGGTGGCAAGCCGATCAATCTCGGGTCCGATCGGGTCGAGGCAATCCGCAAGGTGCTGGAGATCACCGGCGGCGGAGACGATCTGGGTACGATCTCGCGGCTGTGGGACCAGTTCAAGGAGACGCCAGGCTGGAAGCGGTATTCGCAGTACACGCGCACCGACTACGAGCAGTGCGCGACGAAGCTGCTCGAGATCTTCGGCGAGGTGCGCGCCGCGGACATTGATGCTACGGACGTCGCGCGATACCTGCGCAAGGAGCGCGCGGACGCGCCGGTGCGAGCGAATCGAGAAATGGCCCTACTCTCAAATCTCATCGGCTTGGCGATCGAGCGCGGCGAGGCAAAGCACAACCCCTGCCGCGAAGTGAAGCGGAACGAAGAGCAGCCGCGAACGGAAGCGCCGGAGCCGGCAGAGTTCGCCGCGTTCGCGACGTGGCTTGCAGAGCAAGGCGGACAGCGCGCCATGATCGGCATGGCAGCTGAATACGCCGCCGGGGCGGGCAATCGCAAGGTGGAGTTTCTCGACCTGTCGTGGCCGCAGATTGACGAGGCCGCCGGGCACATTCGCATCAAGCGAGCGAAGCAACGGGGCAAGAAGCGCGGCGAGGTGATCGAGCAAATCGAGATCACGCCGCAGATAGCCGCGCTGATCGCCCGGCTGAAAGTCGCGCGCGCGGCGCAAAAGAATGAAGAATGCCTCTACGTGTTTCCAAACCGCTCGGGCACGGCGTACACGCAGGCCGGATTCAAGACGATGTGGCAGAAGCTGATGGTCGAAGCGATCAAGAAGAAGGTGATCGCGCACCGGTTCACCTTCCACGACTTGCGTGCCTACTACGTCACCCAGCACAAAGCAGAGCGCGGCGCCCTGCCCGATCTGCACGCTAACCCCGCGACGACCGCCCGCGTCTACGACCGTTCGAGGGTCGTGAAACGTCGTGCGCTTTGACTGTATGGATGCACAGGTTATGCGTTTTCACGTATATCGTAGGCATCCACCTCGGTTCCCAAAATGGGAATTTTGGCGGGAATCAAAAGAAAAAAGGCACTGGATAAAATCACAGTGCCTTTCTCTACAGCGTTGATCCGCTTGAAATCTTTTTGGGGTGGCTGATGGGACTCGAACCCACGACGACAGGAATCACAATCCTGGACTCTACCAACTGAGCTACAGCCACCACTGGTACCGCGATCCTGATTGCTTCTGAACTGCTGCAGCAATCAAGAAGCGAGATTATACGAACAACGATCGCGCTTGCCTAGTACCTTTGAGCATCTTTTTCCGAAGTACGCGCATCAGGACTCGATTGCTTCCACGGCCTCGCGAAGGTGGCTGCGCGCCTCGTCGAAAATCGTCAGATCGCCTGTTGCGAGCCGGCGATTGTCGGATAGCACACGACGCCATCCCCGCGCGCCCGCAACGCCGCGATACAGGCCCAGCGCATGGCGTGTCACGGCGCCGAGATACGTGCCGCGAGATAGTGCGTGACGCGCGTAGTCGATGAGCCCCGCCTCGATGTCCTCGCGCAAGGGCACTGGCGTTGCAGCGCCGTAAAAGCGTGTGTCGACGCCCGCGAGCACGTACGGATTGTGATAAGCCTCGCGGCCGAGCATCACGCCATCGACGTGCTTCAGATGCTCTTCGACTTCGTCGAGCGTCTTGATGCCACCGTTGATCGAAATTTCGAGATGCGGGAAGTCGCGCTTCAACCGATACGCATACTCGTACTTAAGCGGCGGAATCTCGCGGTTCTCTTTAGGGCTCAAGCCTTTGAGGATCGCGTTGCGCGCATGCACGATGAACACCTCGCAGCCCGCATCGGCGATCGTGCCGACGAAATCGCGCACGAACTCGTACTCCTCGACCGCATCCACGCCGATGCGATGCTTGACCGTCACCGGAACCGATACGGCGTCGCGCATCGCCTTCACGCAATCCGCGACGAGCTGCGGCTCCTTCATCAGGCACGCGCCGAATGCGCCGCGCTGCACGCGCTCGGACGGGCATCCGCAATTCAGGTTGATTTCGTCGTAGCCCCACTGTTCGCCGAGCTTCGCGCTCTTTGCGAGATCGGCCGGCTCGCTGCCGCCGAGTTGCAGCGCGACGGGCGCCTCGGCGGGCGTGAATGCGAGATGGCGCGCGACATCGCCGTAGAGCAGCGCGCCCGTCGTCACCAT